ATATATTAATTAGTTTATTTGCCGATGGTGTAAAATTTTCACGTGGTAAATTTAATGAAATAAAATTAGATAAAGTAACCAAATTTGGAAGAACATTTAGTTTACTTGAAATTCCCTACTGTTTAAAGTTATTAATTCAAGAATTACAAGTTATGGGTATCCAAACACGGTTAATTACCGAAGATAATGTAAATCAAATAGAAAATATGAGTTACTCTAATAATTTTAGAATTAATGCTAGGGATATGGAAACTTCTAATTTTAAAATAAAAGAAATAAGAGATTTGTTAGTTCAATATGGTTATATAGATAGACAAAATACAGTTAGCAGACAAAATATTCGTGTTGAAAAAGAAGATGATATTTATTTTGAAAAGGTAGAAGATTACGATTTACATGAATTTGATGAACCTGAAGAAGATAACAAAGCCACATTGTATTCACCTGAAAGTCCTGCTTATGCTCCAGGTAGTCCCGCTTATGCTCCAGGTAGTCCCGCTTATAATCTAGATACTCCTCCTTGGGCACCTGAAAGTCAGGGTTATGACATAACAAATGATGTTAATTTTACACCCAGAATAGATGATGATGAATTTGAAAAATTTAAAGGTGAATATATTAAAAAATACCCCGATTCACATTATGGAGAACATGTAGTAGCATATGAAAGATATAAAGTAGATGGACAGTTAATAGACCCTGAAAATATTCCTGAAGAAGAAATAAAATATGGTCCAACACTAGATGATATTGACCGTTACGCAGCAACACATCAACAAGGAGGAAAAATAAAAATGGCAATAGGAGGTAGTGATGATAATTTAATTAAAGTTTCTGAAACAAACCTTACATTTGAAGGTGGTAGTATTCTTCAACCAGACAATGTAGTAGGAAAAGAAACAAAAAAGAAAACAAAGGAGTTAGAAAAAGAAATAAATAAACTGTCAGGTGGTAATGAAGACGGTGATGATAACAATAGTGATGATGACGATGATAATTCAGGAAGTTCAAGTGGAGGAGCAACGAAAATATTAAATTTTGAATTAAAATAAAAATTGATTTAAAATAAATTTAAACCCATTATAATATAATATACTATTATGAGTTTAGAAAATTCAACTAGTTCAAGTTCGTTTTACAATATTGTATATAAATCAAGAATTAATGTTTTAGAATTACTGGCAAAACAAGGGTATAATGTTGAGGATTATCATGGCTTTAGTACAGGTGAGTTACATAGTATGATAAATAATAAGCAACTGGATATGCTTTTAGAAAATAAAGATAACACCAAACCTAGAATATATGTGAAATATTTTGCGGTTCAATATAAAACAATAAAAATAAATCATATTAGTACTATTATAGATGATTTAGTTCATACTGAACAATTATTGAATAGTAATGATATTATATTTGTTGTTACACATGATAATCCGAATGATACTATAGTAAATGAGTTAAAAAAAATTTGGGAACAAGAAGGTATCCATATAATTGTTTATTCATTGAAAAGACTTCAATTTAATATCCTTAATCATGATTTAGTTCCACCTCATATTGTATTAACTGACGAAGAAAAGAATGATTTTCTTAAAAAATACAATATTGATACCCCAAAAACACAAGTTCCACAAATATCACGATTTGACCCTGTTGCTGGAGCAATATTTTTAAAACCAGGACAAATGTGTAAAATTATTAGACCTAGTAAAACAGCAATTAAAGGATTATATTATCGTTATTGCATAAATAATTAATCGTGCTATATTATATATGACAACACAGAGTGATATAGATGATATTAAAACAGAAATTCAAACTTTAGAAACTGACTATAAAAAAGGTGTAGATAATTATGAAAAATCAATAAAATATTTGGAAGATACTGAGAATAGTTATAACTATTTCCTTTTTTATACTATATCTATTTCTTTAGCTACACTATATTTAACTAGATTTTTATATCTAAAAATGAATAAAAAATAATCAACTTATATAATATATGGCTGGTGATTTAGAACAAAATATTCAAGAGTTAAATAATTATTTAGGCCAAGAAAATACAGTTTTGGCAAAAAATGTTGATTTGGAAAAAGATATAAATAATATTGAAGGTGAAATAAATAGATCTACAATAAATTACGATAGATATAGCAAGTTAGTATTTTATTTATCTATAATAGCATTAACATTATTTATATACAATATTGAATTAGATGTAATGTATCCTTTTAGAACACTTGCCAATCTTCTTACAGGTATGGCAGGAAGACAATTAGGATTGGTAGTATTAATGGCATTATCTGTATTTTTTATTTTGTATTTTTCAAAATCATCATATAGTAAGTTAGTTACTAGTTTGACAATGACAGGATTATTATATTATATATTGGCAAGTCTTGGTATAGATACAATGGGAATGCCATTACTTGTGATATTTTTCTTCATGTTTTATATTTTTGAATTCTAATTTATATTTATAAAATGATTTTCTATTTATAAATATATGAGTAATCAAAGAAATATATGGTCAAAGTTTAAGAATAAAGATATTGAAGAAAACGCAAAATGGAACGTGAAAAAGAATTTTAGACTTAGAAAAGCTCGAAAAATTAATGAAGAGATTCAAAGTAGACAACTCGAAAGTTTCACTACCTTTAATAAATTTGATGAATCAGAGGGATTTGATACAGTTGCTGAGGCAAGAAATGCAATTGAAGATATTTATAAGCATAATGAAAATGATGATGCTGGTGTAGAAATTGCATCAATAAGTGCTGAGAGTGAAAGGAAAAGATTATATGGTTGGACAGTATTAACATTACTAACATTAACTGGTGGAATTATAATAACAAAAATGTAAATAATTTTATAAATATATTTGTAATATATATATAAAATGAAAAACGAGAAATTTTATAAGCCATTATTAATTACTTTATCTACGGCTGTTGCTTTAATTGTAGTATTTTATTTCAACGAAGACAAAAAAATAGATGTTAAAGAAGGGTTAACTGGTATTGATGGTTCTACAGTATATTTAGAAACACCAATTGAACCAAATGGATATATTGATCAAATGACAGATGATTCATCTAATATTGAATCAGACGCACAAAACTTATTAAATACTTATTCTGGTTCATTATCAAGTACAGACCAAACTAATTTAACAAATATTGTTCAAAACCAACAAAATATTCAGTCAGGGTTATCTTCTGTAAAAACAGATTATCAAACTGTATTATCAGGATTAGAAAATGAAGTAAATGCGTTAGTTACTTTAAGAACAGATGCTATTGAAGAAAAAGAAGATCAATATGATACTTTAGTAAATGAAAGACAAAATAAAAGAAGATTAGTAAAAAATAATAAATACTATGAGAATAGATATATGGCATTATCTGCTGTTATGGTTAGACTATCATTAATAATATTGTTATTTACTGGTTTAATATGGTTGAGTAACAGAGGTTATTTAGGTGAATCAGCACCACCTATTTTATTCCCAGTATTAATAGCTTTATCACTTTTCTATATTTTAAAATTGTACGTTGATATTCAATCAAGGAACGCAACAGATTTTGATAAATATGATTTCCAATTTAATTCTGAAAAACCCGATGGTGATAATTTTACAACAATAAAAGAGGTATCAAGTGATTTTAATAGAGTAAAAAAATTTAATAAAGAATATGATGACGAAGAAGGTAAATATTCCAAAATTGATACATATGTAAGACCTAAGAATAATTAAAGTAAATAATTAAATATATATTTATTATATAATTAATTATTATGACAGCGTTAGATGATCATTACACAACATTATCTAATAATAAATCTGAAAAAGAAAGTGAAATTGAAACAAAATTAAAAGATGAACAAAAGAATAATAGGAAAGCAGAATATGAAGAAGAAGAAAGTAATAAAGTTGGGATTGCGGGCTACTATATTGGTATTGTATATTATGTGATTTGGATTATATCATTCGGTTTTTTTATTTATGATAAAATGTATAAAAGTTTTTGGAGTTCTGCTTGGATATTATTAATGTTGTTCTTACCATATTTATTATATGTTTATTTAATACCTTACTTGATAAATATTTTTGACTTTGTTTTCACCTATTTAATACCAAAAAATACATATTACGGTATAACTAAATCTTAATTACATAAAATTATATAAATATTAATATTATTATTTATATAATGTGTGGTATTTCTGCTATAATTTCTAAAAATCATGAAAATATAATGCCGCTTTTGTTTGAAAGTATTAAACAATTACAAAATAGAGGGTACGATTCTATTGGGTTTTCATATAGAGACGTAATAGGTGATATATTTATTCATAAAAAAGCGATGACTGAAAATGAAAATTGCAATGATTTTTTGAATAGTCACAATAATAAAATATCTTCTATGGCGATGGCTCATACTAGATGGGCAACGCATGGTTCAGTAACTGATCCTAACTCTCATCCACATATATCTTTTGATAATAGAGTATCGATTGTTCATAATGGAATAATTGAAAATTATAAAGATTTAAAAAAGATGCTTGTAAGTAAGCTTAATATAAATTTTAATACGGAAACTGATAGTGAAATAATCGCAAATGTAATAGCATATCGTTTATCTATTGATAATGATGAAACCAAAGCAATTGAAAACGCAATAGAACTATTACAAGGAACATATGGTTTATGTATTATGTTTAATGGGACAGATAATATATATGCTGTAAAAAATGGTTCTCCTTTATTAATAGGTGAAACAGATAATAAAATTATAATTTCATCCGAAACAAGTGGTTTCTGTAAAGAAGTTAATAATTATATATCATTAGAACCTAAAAATGTAATTTGTGTTTCATATAATGGAATAAATAATCTAAATAATAATAATGTCAGAACAATTGAAAATTTAGAATACGATTTGACACCTGATCCATATCCTCACTGGACACTTAAAGAAATAATTGAACAAGAAGATAGCATAAAACGTGCGTATAACTACGGAGGTAGAATAAGAGATAATAAAGTTTGTCTTGGAGGATTACAAATTATAAAAAACGCACCTAAAAAATTAATATTACTAGGATGTGGAACAAGTTTGCACGCATGTAAGATTGCCGTATATTATTTTAAAAAATATAAATATTTTGATTCTATTAATTGTTATGATGGATCCGAATTTACAAGTGATGATTTTATAGAAAATTCAATTATAATATTAGTAAGTCAATCAGGAGAAACAAAAGATTTATATAACTGTTTAAAAGAGATTAAGAATAAAGATTGTATATCAATCGGTGTAATAAATTGTGTTGATTCTTATATTGCAAGAGAGGTTGATTGTGGTGTGTATTTAAATGCAATGCGTGAAGTTGGTGTGGCATCAACTAAATCATTTACATCAAGTTTGGTTGTATTAAGTTTAATTTCAATTTGGTTTCAACAAGAAAATCTTTGTAGTAAAACATATCATAATACTTGTATTAATGAACTAAATAATTTGTCATCACAAATATCAAATACATTAAAAAATATTAATGTTATTGAAGATATTTCTGATATTCTTATAAAATGTCAATCGATGTTTATATTAGGAAAGGGTAAAATGCAATACATCGCAGAAGAAGCCGCGTTAAAATTGAAAGAAATTACATATATACACGCTGAAGGTTATAGTGGAAGTTCATTAAAACATGGCCCATTTGCTCTTTTAACAGAAGAGACACCTGTTATATTTTTAATAGATGATGATAATTATGATAAAATGATGAATTCATATGAAGAAGTAAAAGCTAGAAAGTCCCCGTGTATTATTATAAGTAATATTAAAAATAACAATAACATTCCAAATTATATTCATGTAGAAACAAATAAAAATTACCAAGAAATTATTTTTATTATTGTTATACAACTTTTATCTTACTATACATCTATTAGAAAAGGTATTAATCCTGATAAACCTAGAAATTTGGCAAAAGTTGTAACTGTTGATTAATTACCACAAGTAAATATGACTTAATATTTTTGCGTTATAATATCCTCTGCTTTTCCGTTTCTCTTTTTTTATTCCTTCACTTCGTTTTTTTGTACCAGAATGTCTTGAATAATAGTTCTGCATTCTTTTTCTTGTGTTGTGATTTTTGCTTTTATATAATTTAAGAGGTGTTCTATCTTTATATTGCTGATAATTTTTATCTCCAAAATGAATTGTTCTAACCTTACGAGTTTTTTTATTTTTCACTAACGCAGTATATTTTTTTGGAGATGGACCTTTTTTAAATTTAATAATTTTTTCCTTCATATAATATATAAAGATAATGTCACCACCAATTCCAGTTGATGAAAAATTATACAATAAAACAAAAAAAAGAATATACAAAAAAATTCCTAAACACAGTGCTTATAGAAGTGGTATTGTTGTTAAGGCATATAAAAAGGCCTTTACAAAAAAACATGGAAATAAAAGTCCTTACATTGGTAAAAAAGGCAAAATGAAAGGATTAAAACGTTGGTTTAAAGAAGAATGGGTTAATCAGAGAGGAGAAATCGGTTATAAATATAAAAGTGATATATATCGTCCGAGCAAAAGAATTACTAGAAAGACCCCGAAAATACACAAGGAAATAAGTAAAAAAACGTTGACAAGAAAGAGAAAGGAAAAGGCAAAAAAAGGAAGAGTAAAAAAATTTTGATTAATATTAAAACTATAAATATAATTTAATATTAATTTATTGATCAGAACCAATGTCAATATCAGACCATCCCGAATTACCATATTTTGTATATTCTTTATCCATCGCATCATATACATCTTGCATTCTTTTAATTGCTCCTCCAAATTTGTCTTTGTACCATTCTTTAAATTCAATTCCAACGTCTCTTTGTTTCAATACGTTTCCTTGTGAAACATGAATTTTAGCATCCATAAACTGTTGAATATGGTCTTCTCTAGATTTATACTTTCTGACTTCTTCATCAATTATTTCACATCTTTCTACTTGACCCTTTGTTTCCAGTATTGTTTCTACTAACATTGATAGAACTGTCTCTTTCCACAACGGGAATTTAATTTCCAACAATTGAGGGTCTTTTGAATATTGTCTAGGGAATTCTTTTACAGGAAATTCAGGATCTTTATAAGGAGAATGAGTAAATGTAGTTTTAAAGGGAGGAACACTAATTCTTCTCCAGGTACCCTTATCTGTAGCAGAAATTTCAAATAAATTATTTGTAAGAGCAACAAATGTAAATTGTGGAATAAAAGTAATATGGTCCTTAAACAAGGCACGTGCTGTTAAAGGATCACCACCAGTAAGCTGTTTCATTATACCAACATTTAACTTTTCGTGTTTTTGAGGTTCATCAATACTTGTTAAGCGAGCACCAATCAATTCAGCAAGCTCACTAGAAGCAGACCCTGCTTTAACTCTTTCTTGTGTTAAATATTGTATAGGTGTCTGAGCATAATATCCTCGTTTTTTTGTATCATTAAATACTTGCCTCATTAACTGCATCAAAGCAGATTTACCATTTGAACCAGCACCTAAGAAAATATAAAATTGTTGATTTACATTTGCACCAGATAAAGCACCTGCGAATAATTGCCAAACATATTTTCCAACAGATTCCTCAGGAAACATTATATCCCAATATTCTTTAACTTCTTTTTCTAGATTTTTTTCACGGTTCTTAGGAATAATATAATCAATATCTGTGCATTTTGTAATATAATCTTCTGGATATCCACGACGGAATTCACCAGTTGCTAAATTAATTACACCATTACTACAGCAAAGGAGATCAATATTTCTATCTACTAAATCAAAGAACTCCTTATCATAGAATAATTCCTTACATTGTTGCATAATATTTTTCTTAGAATTATTATTTTTTAATTTATTACAAATGTTAGATGAAATAGTGACTTTATGTTGATAATCTTTCCACTCATCTTTATCATTTTCTAACCCAGACATTATTTGAACCATTTCAACTGTTTTATCATGATAAACATTATATAATTCTAAACTAATTTCTCTTGATAACTCAACTCCTGAATCACTTTCTTCCCAGCAATTACCTACAAATTGATACCATATATTATGCTTAAAACCTGCTAAGACAAATCTATCTTTATATAGCTGATGTAAAACACAACCAAGATCCCAATCTGAACCATCAGATTTAAAACTTAGATTTATATAGTGCTCAATAGAATTTTTCTGAATTTTTTCAAAGGCTACTTTATTCGAATTTCTAGCCCAATAAAAGATTGAACGCTCTGTTAATATTTTTCCATATGTTTTTGACTTAAACCTCCAGTCATTATATAAATTTTGTATTTCTTCATATTTAAATTTATCAGATCTACTACTAAATTTTAAATATGTAAGAAACAACCTACCTTGAAGACCGTAATTATTATCAGCAGTTCTAAGTGCCCAACCAACATTTTTCCATAATTTATAATCTTCAGAATATTCTTCAGGAAGAATCATACAATACTCGTGTGTATTTTTCAATCTTTCATAATCGGTTGGTCTCAAATAATCAGTTGATAACATTTGAGCAATTATAGTATCTAATTCTACTTGATTTGTAATTTTACTTAAATCAGGAAATGTAAAAGTAAGCCCTCCTGGTGCTAACAAAATATTCTGCTGTGGGTTTGTTGAGGACAATGATTTTTCAATACTATTTAGAACAGATGTTATATCAAACGATGGTCGTAATTCGAATTTTGTTCCTTCACCATTAGCACTTAATTTTGAAAAATTTTCAATTACAAAATTTATTTTTGATTGTTCATCTTCAAAATCTACAGTTTCGGCATATGCCCATGAACCATCTGTATCAAGTTCAAACCAATAACCGTAAGCAATTTCATAACAATCACATTCTGGTTTTTGACTTCCTAAAAGTTGCCAGTTTGTGCTGCCACTTGCGATAGAATTATCAACAACATCATTCCATCTTTGCGGGTTCAATATGTTTGGTAAATCCATCCAAAATTCTTTTTGTTCTAGTAAAATATTAATCTTAGTTAATACCATTTCACGTAATTTTTCTTGTAATCTACGGTCTAGATTTATACCGATAACTATATGTACTCCGTCTTTTGTGATTTTTTTATCAGGTACAATAACAACTTCACTTTTTTCAAAAACATATACAGGAAACTTATCATTTATATCTAACATTTCTTTTATCGATTCAAGATATAATTCTAATATACTGGTTATTGAATCTTTTCTAGAATCTTGCCAGTTATCATCATCACATCCGGAATAAATATCTTCTCTTCTTTGAATACTCATTGGATAATGAAAATCTAAATCTATCAATATTTGTCCATTGTCAGTTTGAGCTTCTGTTAAGTACTCCTTTTTACCATGGATAAATACATGTTCTATATAAAATTTATGAAAATCATTTAATTTATCACTGGGTATAATCCAAGAACCTCCATAAATATTTCTAGGATCCTTATCTTTTGGATCGCCATAATATTTTGGTATTCTGGTATGTGTTATTTTACCCTCTTTTATTTTTTTTGCTTCATAATCCCTCAAAAACGATTTAAATTTTCGCTCGTTTGATAAGGCAGAGGACGGCATATTCTTGGAATAATATATGGCAATATTTTAAAATCAATTTTTATAATTAAATAGAGAGACAAAAAGAATTAATTAAATAATATAAAAAATTAGTATTAATTAATCTTATGGCTAGCTTCAATAAAGAAGATACTAATAAAGTATTATACTCAAGGGAAACGCTAAAAAGAATTGTAGCGGATATTAAACAACTTAAGAAAAATCCATTAGATAGTGAAGGTATATATTATGAACATGATGAAACAAATATATTAAAAGGATATGCTTTAGTTATTGGACCCGAAGATACACCATATGCTTATGGACATTATTTCTTCAAATTTGATTTTCCAAGTGATTATCCACATAGTCCACCAGTAGTTACATTTCATAATTGGGGTGATAATATTCGTTTTAACCCAAATTTATATAGAACAGGTAAAGTTTGCTTATCAATATTAAATACCTGGAGAGGCGAAGGTTGGACATCTTGTCAATCATTAAGTACTATTTTATTAACATTTTGTACAGTTTTAAATGAATATCCTTTGCTTAATGAACCTGGAATTACTATGAAACAAGAACAAGCAGTAAATAATTATAATAATATTATATCTTATAAAAATATTGAGTTATCTATATTTAAATGTTATAATAGGTTTGAAGAAATACTACCTAGTGAATTCCATAGTTTTTTACCATATGTCCAAGAAAACGTAAAAAAAAACAAAACAAAAATTAAAAAAAATATTGATAAATTAAGTAAAATAGTAGGTAAAAACGACCAAATTATAAACAGTCATTATAATATGCGAGTAAATATAAATTGTGAAAAAATAAAATTAGATTATAAAGATTTTAAATAAAATTGAAATAAAAATATAAAAAATAAATATAATATATATCATGGAGTTTTGTAAAGTATGCGATAATCTATATTACATGAAAATAAACAGTGAAGATAATGATAATTTAATTTATTATTGTCGAAATTGTGGAAATGAGGAAACTAATTTATCTAATATGGATTTATGTGTTTCAAAAAGTAATTTTAAAGAAATAACCAGTAGTGATTATGGTTCTAATCCATATATTAAACTTGATCCTACTTTACCAAGAATAAAAAATATTAAATGTCCAAATAAAAGCTGTGATAGATCTAATTCTGAAAGAACACAAGAACAGAAGGATAATGATGAAATTATTTATATCAGGTACGATGATAAAAATATGAAATATATATATTTATGCCCTTCTTGTGATTATTTATGGAAAAATGAATAATGATTAATAAATAAAATTGATTTAAAATTAATATATATTTTTTATATATATATTAATATGGATAGCGACGACGAAAAATCAATAATAGCAAATACTGAAGGTTCAGAATACAATGATGATGACAACGAAAGTGTGGGATCACAAAAATATTCTGATACTGATAATAATGATTCTGATATAGATGATGATGTAAGTGAAAATGGTCTTACTAATCAAGATAATATTTCTGAAACAGGTTCTGTTATTATTTCTGATGATGATGATGACGATGATGATGATGACGATGATGATGATGCTTATTTTGAAAAATTAAATGGATTTTCTGAAAAAACATTAGAAAAATATCATCCAGAAAGTGTTTTCCATAATTACGATGAGATAGATACACTTTCTAGAGTTGTTAGAGACAGTAACAATAAAATAATTGACCCTTTTCATAAAACATTACCTATTATGACAAAGTATGAAAAGGCTAGAATTCTAGGACAACGAGCAAAGCAAATTGATAATAATGCGACAGTATTTGTAAAGACAGAAGATAATATTATAGATAGTTATAAAATTGCTGAAATGGAACTAAGCGCAAAAAAGATACCTTTTATTATTAAGAGGCCTTTACCTGGTGGTGCTTGTGAATACTGGAAAGTTAAGGATTTAGAGATATTAGGATTTTAATATAAAAAATATTATTAAATTATTTTTATTGATATAATAATATTTATTTAACATTTCCATCTATTGTTACAGTTAATACATGTTACAAATGTAGTCATAGGCTCATCAGCTGAACGTGTCTGCATTTGATAATATGTACATTCCTTAGATTTACATCTTCTACATGTAAAAGTATCTGTAGATGCTTCCATTCTGGTTTCATATTTACTTTTATCACGTTTCATTTTTTCATCGATAATTGATTGCCATTTACCAGTATTCATTTCTTGATGTGTCATAAAAGCTATTTCATGGGGTTTTTTACTATTTAAAAGTACATTCAACAACTTATCAGAAATTTTTAGATTTTTAAGTATAGTTTTTACTCTATCAGTATATATTTGTGTAAAATATGGATTATCCCATTTTTTTACAATTTTTCTATTTTTTGCCTCATTTATTGTATAATTATAAATTCCAATTTCTAGATATTTTGATTTTTTTTCATCTTTACAATAACTATTTATAGAATTTGCAATATTCTTTCTGAATGTTTCTGGTTCTGACACCTTCTGCATATTTATTATAATTAATAATTATAGTAAATATTTAAATCAATTTTTTTATTAATCTTCATCACTATAATCATAACATTCAACACTTAATTCTGAACCTAATTCATCAAACATCTCATTATCATCGTCGTCATCTTCGTCATTATCATTATCTTCATCATCCCAACTTTCTTCTTCTTGAACTTCTTCGTCATCATCGTCTGCTTCTTCATCTGGTTCATCATCATCATCTACTACAAAATCATCTTTTAAATATCCACCCTCCTTAGTTTTCATTTCTGGAGGAACACTATCTAATTCATCTTCTTCATCCTCATCATCTTGAGCTGACGCATCTAAATTTTCAAATCCACCAAACAATTTCTCATATATTTTATTCCATAATTCAATAGATAAATCAGTATAATCATTGTCATCATCTTTGGCAAACAAAACACAATTTCCAAAAAATAAAATATTATCAACTGGGGGAGGGAAATCATATTTATTTTCATTATTAGCTCTACCCTTTTCCTTTGCGTACAAAAAAACAGTATATTTTTCACTCTCAATAGTTACTGTCCATTTTGTCTTTTGTTCAAAACCATCAGGCTTTTTCAAATTACATTTTTTATATAGTGTTTCCTCATTAAATTTTTTAAATAATGTTTTTTTTAAATTTCCATTTGTTTCGACAACTATAATATTCAAGTCCATAATATAATTTAAAACAATGGTTTAAATAGTTTATAATATAACTTATTATGAGGATATATCTAGATAAGCTATGGTTAAATATTAATTTTAATAAAATTAATAATATATTATCTAGTAGTGAAGAATTAATATATTTATATTCCAGAGATGGTATTTTTATTATTCAAAATAATAGAATTATGAAAATTGATATAAACGATGGAGAAATCAATGAAATAAAAAATTATATAGATGATTTTAATATTACAATAGATACGACAATTATAAAAAAATCTAGAGATATTGTTTCAAATATACCGATTAACCATATAAAAATAGATAAAAAAATTAATTATTATAAGCTAAGAGATAAATCACCACTAACATTTATTGTTGAGTTTGTTGATAATGAAGTATCTGACTTTTATTTTATTTTAGAGGGTTATCATGCCAAATATTCAAACGCAGATTTAAATAATTCTTCTATAAAAGAGGATTTTGTAGAATTTTTAGATATAATATATAATTAATGTTACCATATAATATGAATGGTTTAATTAAAAAATACATAGGTTTCGGAATATTTTCACAAATACTACAAATATTATTATTAATTCTAATCGTTGCTATTGGTAGTCACTTTATGATTAGTTACTTTAAAGAAAATCTACCTTTACCTAATATTAGAGAAATAGAAGAAAGGGTTAGATTAAGGAAAAGGGTTTAAAATTAAATTAATTAATATTTTATTAATAATATGGATTTTATCGAATTTATAAAGACAGTTTTACTTTCTTTAATATTTATATTATTAATTCATACTATTTTCATTTACTTTAAAGATAATTTTACTGAAAAGAAGACATATGATTATGTAAATAATCCTGACCAGAAATATAAGGATATATATAATAAAATAAATTCAGAAGAAAACCAAGAAAAAGATGCTGTAAAATTAGAAATTATTCCAAAATCAGAAAATGTTACAAATGACGGTACTACAAATATTTCTGATCTAACTACTAGTCTAGAAAAAACAGATACAAAAAAAGATATGAAAGATGAATTAAAAAATTTTTTAAAAGGCGTACAGAGTAACGAATTACCTGGATATGAAAATGAAGAGCTTAGTAACAACCAAATATAAATAAATGGTTTAAAGATATTAATTAATTATTATATATGTATCTAGACAATGAAGAAAAAAATATTTTATCACACCGATTTCCTGATATAGAACTTTGTTATGAACAATTAAATCATAATAAAGTTTTCAAATTTGATTATTGTTTAGCAATACCCCAAGGAAAAAAATGCTTTATGTGGTTTACATACTTAAATGAAAAAAATGTTTGCCTATTGGTAAATATGAATAAAAATAATGAAATTGATAGGATAAGTATAGAAACATGTCAATATTTAGACGATTTATCACTAGGAACTATATTTTATGGAAGTATTATACACTATAATAGTAATAAATTCTTTTGTTGTGAAGATATAATTTATTATAAAGGTTATAATATTTATAAATATAATTTTAAAAGAAAATTGTCTATATTTAAAATTATTTTTGGTCAGGAAATTAACCAAAAAGTATATACAAAAAATGAAATTGTTATTTCACTACCAATTATATCCAATAAAAGAGAAGATATAATAGAAGAAATTAAATATTTACCTTATCAAATATATCATATTCAATATAGATTTAATAAAAATAATCATGTATTAAATACAATTTATAATCAGAATAAAAATAAATCTCCAAAATTAACTTTTACAGTAAAATCAAGAGTTAAAAGTGATATTTATGAACTATACTGTTATAATCATCCTACTCAAAGTTATCACGATTTAGCATTCATTCCTGATTATAAAACTAGTGTATATATGAATAATATTTTTAGAAATATAAAGGAAAATAGAAATCTAGATTCTTTAGAGGAAAGTGATGATGATGAAGAATTTCAAAATATTAACGATGATAAATTTGTTAATATGGATAAATCAGTTAATGTTCTTTGTGAATATAACTATAGATTTAAAAAATGGGTCCCTTTAAGATTAACAAATGATAGACGTATCGCCACTAAAAAAGATATACGTCAAGCTTTAATTCAAAAATCATAAATTATGGTTTCGTAAAAATATTTATAATATATATATGACAAAGTTAGCAAATACTGATAACTCGCAATATTCCGCACATTTTGGTTCATCAACTGTACCATCATGTGCTTTTAAAGGTGGAAAAAAAAGAAGAACATTTAGAAAAAAGAGTATGAAAAAGAGAAACATGAAAAAGAGAAAGTCAATGAGAAAAAGAAAATCTGTTAAAAGAAGAAAGAGAAGAACTAGACGCACATTGAAAGGTGGCTCATATACTTTAGCACATGATGACGGTATTAAAATGGGACCTAAAGGAGGATTAGGACAATTCACAAAAAGTGATATGAATCCTAGTCTTGATTTAATAAGTAATCCTACTTCATCAACAGGCGGAGATTTAAATAATTTACAGGGCCAAGCTGGGGGTAAGCGAAGAAGACGTTCCAGAAAATCTCGTAAAAATAGAATGAGAGGAGGAACTGGACCTGTAGGATTTGGATACTCCACAGGAGGGTCTGAGCTAAACAGCTTAGCTGAAGCTAATCCACCACCACATGAATCATATAATAGTTGTCAAAAAGCAGATTATATTCATTAAATAATATATTAAATAATTAATTACTATATTATTAACAATTCCATACTTTATGACTTATTAAAACCGCAGTTACCGATATTATAAAAACAATTATCGAATTCGCAGATGGTATTTTAGTAAACGCTACTAAAGAATGTACTAATTGACTTTTAAACGATAATTTATGTGGCTCATTTCCTGGGTTTATTTCGTGTTTACTAGCAAAATATATAATTATATACGATATTATAAGATTAATAAAAATCGCAAGCAAAGAAGAATATACCGCGCATTTCCATTCAACTAATGGGAAATTAAAAAATTTCATTATTTGTATAACTATACATTTTTTTTAATCATCACTTAAATCAATTAAACATTTTCCCTTAAATATAGTCGATGGATTATCGTCTATTTCTTCGTCATTCACTATCTTATGTTTAAAACTAAAATCATTTTCTTCTAATTTTATATTTGATGTATTTTCAATTAAATATTTTTGATCACTATAGAATTTCTTACGTTTATAAAATTGTCTTTTAAATATATCATGTTGATCTACTATATCTATTACCATTGGATTTTCATGCTTACTTCGTAATATTCTACCCACACATTGAATTACGTCTGATTTTGGTGTAACCATAAGTAATGTTGTTAATGATTTTATATCAAGCCCTTCTGATGCCATTTGATATGTAGCAATTATAATTTTCTTTTCTTCACTCATTTTCAAATGCTCTTGTTTCATACCACCCAAATAATAACCTACTGTTTCTACTTTATGATGTGTTAATGAATCATATAGATAAGTTAGTAAATTTTTATTATGCCCCAATATAAGAATTTGTTGGTTTTTATTTTCTTTGAAAAGAGATTTTATTAACTTAATTATAAATTCACTCCTTCGGTTATATTTGCATAGTTTACCTATCATACTGCTATAACATACATCCCCTCGAAAATTATGTTTTACTTCGTTGAATTCTTCATCATCAACCTTATAGTCGATTCGTCTAACTATTACATTATTATTTTCCTGCTTTCGTTTTTCAGTATGAACTATTGGACCAATAAACATTTTAAACACTGGCGTTAATCCATCTTTTCTATCCATTGTAGCTGATAATCCTAACATATATCTAGTTACTACTTTGTAAAGAGCTTGACTAAATACTTCAGCTCCCATATGATGAACCTCATCTATTACTGTTATACCAAAACTATTAAATACATCTGTCTCATAATCTTTCATTGATATTGATTGCAACATTCCAATTACAATATCTTTATCTTCAATATCTATTTTAGAACCTTGTATCTTACCAACTCTTGCTTCTGGAATAAATTGTTCTATTCTTTCTATCCATTGATTCATTAGAAATTCTTTATGAACTATTATTAATGCTTTTACTTTAATTTTAGTTAAAATATTTAAAGCTATTACAGTTTTTCCTAATCCTGTATCTATCTCTAATAATCCTCCACCAATTTCATCAACATATTTTACATATTTATCTACAATATTATCTTGGTAATCACGTAATTTACCCTTAAAATTTATATTTATTTTATCACCCATAGATATTTCTGTTCTTTTAGGATTACCGTATTTTTCTATTCCATAAAACCTTGGTACATAATACTTTTTTGTACTTTCTCTATACACTGGAAACTTAGTGGCAGGTATTATTGATTTAGGGATAAAAGGTTTTACAGTTAAGTCTTTTAATATTTTTTCTTCTTCCTCTTTATTCAATTCACTTTTAAATATAGTATAACCTTTCTTTCCAAGATAACATTGTTTCATCATTATTTATAATATCTATTATATTATTAAATTTAATTCAATTTTAATAATAATATATTCTCATAATACATTATAAGTAATGTTGGCCGATATTAAAAAAACAATTACTAAAGCACAAAAAAGTCATTTAGTTTTAATTGCACTTTTTATTATATTTATTTTGTTTGATGTACCTGTTCCTAGAGTTGTTTCCTCACTTGTTGATACTACATTAGGAAATGTTGTTGTTATTTTTGGAGCTATTTCATTGTTTTACTGTAAAAATAATGTTTTAGCTGTTCTTGGATTAGTTGTCGCATATGAATTAATTAGAAGGTCAGCTGGTATTTATGGGTTATTAAATCATGTCCCTACTCAAGAAAATAAGGATAAAATGATGAATTCATTTAATGAAAATATTAAACATAGTACATTAGAAGAAGAAATGGTAAGTAATATTTTACCTTTAGTTTCAGGGCCTGTCGGAACACCTAATTATGAACCTGTTTTAGATAATTTGTATAGTGCTACTTCTCTATAAATTAATATAATTTGAAATTATTTACTATTATATTAATTATTTTACTCGCTCTTTGTAAAAAAATACTTTCTACCTAAATATACTGCTACTGATAATACTCCAAAAGCAACTATTGAACCTGCTATAATTTGAAATTGTTCATCATTTGTATCTAAACCACTACCAAACGATATCTTTTTCTTTTTTACAACAATTGATTCATTATCTGTACCTACTGGTTGGCAATCAATATATATTTCACTCATATATAGATTACTAATATATTATATTTAGTTATAAATACAAAAAATCTAAACTTATTATATACCATGAAATTATCTAAAGGAAAAATAAAAAAGCTATATTCTAATAAGAATCAGACAAAAAAGGTAAAGAGTAAAAGTAAAAAATTAAGAAAAATTAAAAGAACGGCACGAAACCAACACAATACTAATATTAGGAATATATCTTTAAAAAATTATGGAGGGTCTAAAAATAATACAAAGATATCTCAGCTTTTAGAATATTTAAATTCTTCTTATCATTCAACAATGGATTATTTTAGACCTAAGTCATATAGAACAATTTTTAAAAGTTTTCTCTTAAGAAATATTATTAAAGAGAAAAATCTGAATTCTTCACATTCAAGCAACATTTTAAAAAAATCACTTGAAACCATTAGAAGCGAACATGAACAAAATATTAAAAATATCAACGTGAGTTTTTCTAAGGATTCTGATAATTTATTAAAAGAAACCAATAAATTTGAAGATAAAGTATTAAAAGATGTATTGAATACAATTAATTTATTAGAAAAAAAATCTTCTGAAAGAGAGAAATATATTGAAGAAAATATTGAATTGGAAAAAGAAAAAGGTACAAAAATGATTAAAGGACGAGAAAAAATAATAGATGATATATCATTAGCTAAAAACACAGTAGGAGAAGATATACAACAGATAGGAAAAGACATTTCAAACCAAGGAAAAAAAAAATTTAGATCATTTACTCCAGGATTGGGTGATGGTATTCAAGAAAACAAAGAATTAATTAATCCTGATTTACTATCGTATAAAATAAATAGAAGCGTTGAAGGTCAAAGAGGAGGAAAACATGACCATATAGATGTTTTTGCAAATGTATTGAATTACAACAAGGTCAATGAAGTTAATAAAGATATTCTTTTAAGTGATAAAAAAATGCTTTTAAGAGATTTTGATTCTCAAACAGTATTAAAAGATGAAGTAGCAAAAAAATACTTACAAGATTTTTTTGATATTTCTTTGGGTTCAGAAAAAAGAAAAAGTAAACAAGATAAAAAAGGGCATTTAGACATTATGTTACGTGAATTAAATGAATGTATCTCAATAGCTAATAATAATGATCTTTCTATTAATAAAAATAAAAATATTTTTTTAACGTATTTAAGTAGCTTTGATAATTTACTAGAATTATTTGACTATGAAACATATAATGATCATAAAAAGCATAAACAATATAATTTTTTGTTATCTGATTATAATCAAAGAAAAATATATGATACAACAAGAGAAGTTCTTATAAATTACCCACTAACTCATCGGGGCGGAAGTATTATAATTGAAAATTTAAAACACATTAGGTCGTTAATACTAAGTAAAAAACAATATATTTTAAAGAGACGTAGTATATTTGATAAAATTATAAAACAAGACACAGAAGAAATAGTTGAAGCATATATCGACCCTAATTATGACACATTTAATCTTTTAAAAAATGGTTCATCCATGCATAATATAGATAAACTATTAACTAATTTTATATCATCGGGTGTTAGATTGCAACATTCTAATGAAAATACTAGATTACAATTACAGGAATTAAAAAAATTAGATGGTATTACGGGTTCTATGGAAAATTATATTACTTCTATCAACGAATTAAGAAATAATTATACTTCAATCGTTACGCATTTTTTGAAAATTTGTGTTCATTTTTTTAATGAAATTAAGGACCAAAATAATATTGACCAAGCAAAACGTGAAAAAGGATTTAAATATCACAACGATTTAAATAAAGAAATTATATGTGATAAAATAGTAACTGATATCTTTATTCCATTATGTGGTTCTGGTTTAACTATTGAAGGCGATATAAATAATGATTTTAAAGTAAATGAAATTGATAATCTTAATGTAGACGTTAATATGATAGAATCTAATGCTAACTCTATTCATCGTTCATTTACTATTTCAAGTGGTATTTATAATGAGTTAAATAATGTAGATATTAATGACAATTTAACTACATTTAATTTACTTAAATTGGGTCATATTTCATATTACAATCCTATTATTCCTAATCCGATTATTGATAATGTAGAGACTATTAGAAAAACTATTCCAGATACATATGTTTCTTCATTAAACAATTTCAAAAATAAAATTAATTTAACTGATTTCATGAAAGAATTATATCAAACGGCATATCCACAAGGCGAAGACTTAGATAATCTTTTAAAAGTTATAAATAAAATAGAAAATATATTTAATGATATCGTATTGTCTCATTATGTTTTCCAACGATTTATAGGTGATACAAATCCATTAATTATAAATAAAGAAAGTGAAATATATAATACATCTATGGGACATATAAATTTAAATGAATATATATTACTTTCCACTAGTAATTTTAATAAAACTTTGGATAAATTGAATGATGATTTAAAAGATTGTCAATTAAAAGAGCAAGGTATATCTAAATTATTTGAAAATATTGATGTTACATTATTTGATTGTGATGGATTGTTACCATTAATTAATGAAAATATAGATCCTACATTATCTGATAATTTTAACTATCATAATAATAATAAAGATATTAAGGCCTTTATAAAAGACTATACTAGTGTAAAACCTGTTTTACAAGAAAATTTTAAAGAAAAAAATATAGTAGAAAAATTAATAGACATGTATCTTTATGATAATGATAGAGATATGCCGATGACAAATATATATATCTATAAATATGTTACAATTGACTTACTTAATAAATATTTATTAGAATCTGTTGATTTCTGTAAAAAAGAAACAATCAAACAATTACAACTTGAACCTTTACCTGATAATCAAATTGGACCAAGAAGACCAATAACAGAAGATACATTAAAAACACCAAATAGTTTTATAGGTATTGCTCCAAAAGCTTTAAATAAAGTAATTGTTTTGGATTCAGATAAATCTTATGACCATTATGAAAGATTACTTTTTTGTCATAATCTAGTTATGAATCAAAATATTAACGGTTCTATTATGAAATTTGAAAATATAGATTTAAATGTTTTTGAAATAAAAGATGATGATATTTTTATTTATGGTTCTAATCATGATAGTAAATTAAAAAGAGCATCTATTAATGATAAAATACATAATTTTAATGATATACTAAGTCATCTATACTATTTTGATTTTTCTAGTGATAATCATATTGAAACTGATATTAACGTTTTAATAGATAAAATTAAGAAATTAGTTGAAAAAACAAATTTAACCGAAGAAGATTCAAAGGGAATAATTGGACTTTTTCAGGGAAAAGTAGATAGTTTTGAACAAGAAGTACAAAAATTAGTAAGCCAAGATGACACTAAGGATGATGATAAATTAGATGATTATCTATTGAGTGTTAAAAAGAAAAATAAAATAACTCCTGAACAAGCAAGAAAAATAATTAAAATAAAAGCAAATCATTTATATATTCAATTTATACGAGTGAATTTTTATAAAAATGTAAACGTTAGAGATAAAGAAAATTTGTTGAAAACCATAAGTGAAGAATCTAAACGTATCAAGGAAGATTTTCATGATACATTGAAAAAAAAAACAAATAAAGAAGAAAATAATTCAAATCCATTAAAACAAATTAATTTGGCAAATTTACTATCAAATTTAGATACTCGTGCAGTAAATATTGATCCTATTAAAAAATCATTTACTGATTTAATAGATGAGTATGAAAAAAGATTAAAGGGAGAAAAAATTAATCTAGATAATAGAATTAAATTTTCTGCTTTTGAACAAAGAAGGTATGGATCTTGGAATAAATTTACTAAATTTATTAGAGAATTAATAGAAGAAATGCCCCCAGCTGAAAAAGTTTCAAATGGAATTGTAGCATATGGATATTATCATGAGGGGTCTGATAATTTTATTATTACAGATGATATGAGGGAAGGTGATACTAAAGATAACCACGATATTATCAGTAAAGATTTTACTGAAGAAATATTATCAGAAATTTACAATCTATCAGTTAGAAATCATTATTCTCAGTCAAGAAATAATTTAATTAATGAAATAGATGAAACATATTCAAACAAAAAAGGGGAAGAAACGAAAGGAAAAGCAGGTGAAGTATCAAAATATAAAGAAAAAGGTATTTTGTTTGTAAAAACTGTAGTCCTTGATAGCATAAAGAATGAGCTAGAATATACTAAACAACAACGAGATATTAAAACCATTATTCCTTTTAAAAAAACAATTAATGAAAAATTAAATCAAAGAGAGAATGATAAAAAAATTCTTGCTGAAGAATTTTTAAGAAGAAATCCACAATATGAAGGGAAAACATGGAATGAATTATATAATTTACATAATAAACAAATACAAATAGAAAAAAGAATAGAAGAACAAAGAAATCAAGAAGATTTTTTAAAAAGACAAATAGAAGATTATTCTGTTGAATTATTCTTTAAAAAATTAGATGACCTTATCGCAAGAAAGGATACATTAATGGAAATTTCAGACAAAAATGCTGAAAATGCTAATGGTAATGATGGTGATGATGGCAATAATGATGGTGATGATGGCAATAATGATGGTGATGCTTCTGTTGCTTCTTTACCAGGTAGTGATAATGAAGGTGATGCTTCTGTTGCTTCTTTACCAGGTAGTGGTAATGAAGGTGATGCTTCTGTTGCTTCTTTACCAGATAGTGACCAAGGCATTCGTGTCAATGAAGGTGACCAGCAACCCGCAGCTCGTACTCTAAATAATGCATTTAAGCCTTTATTAATAAGAATGGAAGCAGATAAAAAACGTGCTGAAGAAGAGTTAAAAACGGACAAAGATGAAAAAGGACCGTTTAAGAAATACCCAGGAAAATTCGGTCGTTTATTAAATGCAGTACAAAAGGGAGAGAACGAAGATGAATTACGTAAAAAAATAGATGAATTACGTAAAAAAGTAGATGATGATTTTGAACAACGAATGGACACTGCTAGAAATAATTTACCACCTGTTCCTCCACCTAGAGCACAAGCAACACAAAGATCACGCGTAATTCCTGATCAGGAGAAAAGAACAACTGCCAAAAGAATTTTAGGAAAAATCACTAGGGATCAAGAAAACGGAAACGTAAGAATAATACCAAAACGTGGTCGTCATATAAGAAGTTTATCTCATAGTTTATCAGAACCAATATTTACACCAAGAGGAAAATATATAGAAAGTAATCCAGATGGAGTAAAAGCTTCACACCAAAATCAAGCAAAAATGCGTACTGCTAAAGTAGTACCTTTTAATTCGACGCAAGGAAAAAGAGGAGGAGGAATAAGAGATAATTTTATTTTTCAAGAAGGAAAGTATGGAAGTATGGAAAAAGCCATGGAGGGAAAATCAATCAGGGAAATATTAGAATTACCATTTACTTTAGATAGTAAGTCAATGCTGGAACAAGATATTTTCATGAAAAGCTTACATTCATGGATACAATTTACAAACGGACGATATATTTTAAAAAATAATATTTATGAATTCCCCGAGACATCATGGAATAAAGGCGAAACTAAAAAAATATTTACTCAATTAAAATCACAACATCCAGAGTATGAAAATTTAGATTTTGAAATGATAGATATTTCTATGCCATATAAATCGCATGGTGATTTTAAAGATAAAGGTAAGTTTATTGAACCATTATATAAATATAAAGACCAAGATTTAATAGCGGACTCTTATAAGAAAATATTTCAATCAACAGATGTAGAAAACCCCAAGATTTCTTTAAAAGATACTAATATTATGGATTTACTATTAAAAAGAGATGTTTATTACAACAAAATAAATCATTTAATTAATATGAATATGGTCTTAAATAAAGATATTACTTCATTTGAAATGTACGGTAAAAAAGAAACTGATTATATAGAAACTATAGTTACACATACATCTCCTAATCTTGAAAGAAATAATTTAAAGTATGATTCAAGATTAACAATTATAAAGGATATATTTAATGAAATTAAAAATAAAAGAACATCACATGAACAGTTGAAATTAAATTTTAATTTAAGTGTTTTGAAAAACATGAAAATTATTGGGTATAAACAAACATTTTTTAATGATAATTTGAAATTTGAAGATAAACCAAAATACGATTATAACAATTTAATAAATGTTCCTAGCTCAATTGAAGTTGTAACATTAAAAGAGTTAATGAATAAATTATATATAGATCAACTTTTAGATGAAACAAAATTTGAAAACATGGACAAGACTAAATTGAATAAATTTATAGAAACTTTAATTTTACATATTACAAAATTTGCTATCGATCATAATATACCTTTTGTATCTAATAAAAATAAATATAATGATATCAACGATTTTGAAAATTATATAATGACAGAAATCGATTCTATTGACCTTGTTAATTATTTAATTATTAATACCAATACCTACAAAAGTTTTATTGATATTTTTAAACACGAGTCTAGTGAAGTAGGTACAACAAATATTGATAAATTATTTAATAACTATATGTATTTAAATATTTATGATAATAAGATTATTGAAGAATATGATACCAATAGTGATGTAAAAGAAAATAGTATGGTAAGTAAAGTTAAAAAAAGTTTGAAAAAATTAACAAATTCTAACGCTAAATTAAGAATTTATGATAGTAAAAATATATATAATATTGAACCTCAACAACTAACATCTTCTGTTAAATATAATCCATTTAATTTAAAAGATGGAGGTAAAAATATTATTTGGGATAATGTATATAATAATTCAAATTATAACGAAATAGTTAATTTTATTGAAAATATGAAATTTTTACATACATTAGATGAGTTAAAAAAAGTAGAAAAGAATGAAAATAAACAAAAAGGGGGAAATAAAAATATTCTAGATGATATATCAAAAAAATTAGAAGAAATATATAAAACTTCTTATAATTCACAAGATAAATTAAAAAAATTAAAGGATGTTCAGGGTAAAGTTGAAAAAGATGAAAACGACTTGCAGAAACTTCAATCTATGTCATTAAGCCTTGATTGGATAAAATCCCCTAAGTTATTTTATCGTATGATTATTAATAAAGTGTATGGTACTAATAAACCCTATAATATTCAAAAATTAGAAGATTTTTTAGATCCTGGAGAATTAATAGAAACAGATAAAAAGTTTAAAAAAAAATTCGATGATACTTTTATATGTATTCAAGTATCTTATGTATTTAAAGCATTAAAAACTATTTTTGAATTATTTAATATTCAAAGAATGAAAAAAGATGGTCATATATCTTTAATAAATTATCAAGATTACACTATTGATAATATACTACAAGTATTTAATAATTTGCGTGAAAAGCAGGCTTATTTATGTGAATCTTTATTTACATTAAATATTGTTTATGGTAAATTAAAAATAGTACTTAAATATCCAGAAAATTTATCAAAAGTAAGAATAGATTATTTAACTAAAATATTAAAACTTTTAGAATTTATACAGAAAAATGTTTTTAAATTCAAAATACTTTATTTAACGGACTCAAAAAATCAACTAATGAATAATGTTGTTTCATACACAAGATATGGATTAGAAAACAATTCTCTATTAATAGAAAAAGAACAAAATCGTGAAGATGAACGATGGCAGTCAGCAGCATATAACGGTGATGATTATTCATTTAACTCAGACCCTTCTTCACAAGTGTCATCCTTACGTGACGACTATGATGAACTCGGAGATGATGAAAGTACAAAAGCATATTACTTTCAAAAAGGAGATAATTATGTGAAACTTATTAGAACAGATGATAATGAGAGTTGGACTTTATTAGAACAAAGACCTGAAGACACACAACAAGTAATAAGTAATTATGATGATGTTTATGACATACGAATTAAAGGAGCAATTGATAAAACTATACAAGATGATAATTGGGAGGGCATGCTTAGTGATGTAAATTCTAGATTACCTACAATACCTGAAGGAAGCAACGAAAGTGGTTCTTCATCTTCATTAACATCATCATCACGTGGAGGTGCTATACCAGGTAAAAAATTATTGAAGAGTATATTGGGTGAAGGATATAGAAAAATGATAAAGGGTTATAGAAATTTATTTCATGAACCAAATATATTTGAATTATCTGTTGATATCCTAAGAGCAACTAGTGCTACAAATATTGATTTTGATAATACAGAAAATCTACAAAAAACCCCTAGTAAATATTTTAAGGATATAAGATTTACAGAATACTTAGGTGACATAAATGTTTTGATAAATTTATATGAAAATGCTATTATGAAAAACATGAAAATTTTTAATAAAAAATTATTAGTTCAGTTTAAATCAATGATTACCGAAATTGCTCTTTTTGAAATACAAAATGAAAACAAAACAACACCGGATGAAGACTACGATGACGATGAGGAGTCGGAAGAGGGGGAGTCGGAAGAGGGGGAGTCGGAAGAGGATGACCATGATTGTGTTACTAATATTGATAGCTATATAGGTTCTATAAGTAGCATCATAAGTGATGAACAAAATTATCTTGCTAAACTAGAAAAAAAAAAGAGAGATAAATTACTAGCTAAAAGATTAGAAAATATAGAAAATAAAGAGCAAGAAATACAAGAGAAGAATGAACTAATTATGAAAAAACAAAGATTTATGCAGGATAGTTTTGAAGAACAAGATAAACGAGCTGAAGAAGAAATAGTAAACCGAGCTGAAGAAAAACGAATAAAAGAAGAAGAAATAGAAAAATTTAATAAAGTAATGGGTATTGAGACTGGAAGTTCATCTAGTATGTATATTGATAAATTTTCTAATAAAGAAAAACCTATTCCTAAAAACCCAGATATGGATATTTTGTATCTTGCTAACAAAAAGGGTGTTGATATTGAAAAATTAGACCGTGAGCAGAAAAAGAAATTACTTGAATTTACAACAAAAGAAAGAAACTTCAAATTAAAAGCACATGGTAAAGAAGAACTTGTTAATCAAATGATAGAACATGACAAACAAACAATTCGAAATGCTATTAATGGAAAACCAGAACCTAAATTACCAGAAGACATTGAAAAGACACGTTTTACAGAACCAGAAACTGTTACACCACTCGGTGCTCCATCATCTCAACAAGTTCAACAAACAACACAGCCAGGACAACAACCAACAACACAGCCAGGACAACAACTAACAACACAACCAGGACAACAACAAGCACAGCCAGCACAACAACAAGGACAACCAGCACAGCAACAAGCACAACCAGCACAGAAACAAGGGCAACAAGTACAAGGATTACCAGGAGAAAAATCAATTATTACAAAGATTAATCCAGATGGCAATGTTACTGTTACAACAAAAGTATTAAAAGGAGAAGACGGAAAAGATTTTATAGTTAATGCTGATACTCAGTTTAAAGGACAAGGTGGCATAAATACTGTTATTAACTTGGCTAAAAAATTAAATAGAGATACAGAATTTGTAAATAAATAATAAATAATTTATTAAATAATAAGTGAATTTAATAAATTATACGAATGGAATATAACGCATAACAGCATTATCATATGAAGTTACTTTAAACTGATCGTTGAATCCTTCAACATCTACAACGTCACCTGAATATAAGTTATCACAGCCATTTTCATTTGTACAACTTCTACCATTTCTATTCATAGGTAATTTTATTTGATTATTTTTATCATTCATTGTATAAAATTGCCATTTATCTCGTGCTGTATATAGTGGTCTTCCCATCAAAGGTAAAATTGTTTCACCTGTTCCACTTGTTCTTGTTAATATTCCTACTTGACGATACTCCGCATCTAAAGCTCTTGTTGGAACATTAATTGGTACTCCTACACCTGGCATATGTGTTGGCATTGGCATACCTCTTAAATCATGTGTTGGTACCATATATCTATTATCTCTTAATGGTGCGGAATATGGGTCTAATAGTACATCATTTGGTAAATTTGTATATCCATAATTGGGTCTAAAAAAATTAAAAGGCATGTGTGTATGATTACCAACCTCTGTATTTTCTTTACTGTGACTATGATTAAATATTAAATATATAATTACCAATATTAATAGCACTATTAATAAGATAGATATATTACTAGAACATATCATTTCATATGAATTTTTTCTTGCCATGTATATAATTAATGAATATTATTTATTTATTTCATAAGACCTTGAGCACCTCCTATTGCTTTCAAACTATCAAAGTTAAATCCCGACAACATCTCCTTTGCGTTCTTTACCAACGGAGCCATAGATTCCATCGTCTTTGCTAAATTTTTCTGTTGACTAAGAAGAGTGGATGTTTCTGCTGTCAATTTGTTAATTCCATCCTTACCTATAATACCATCTAAATTATCATATGCTGCCTCTAATGTTGCTGCTTGATCTACATAATTACCTCCCTTCTTCTTAGAATTTTGAAATTTTTCTTTCTTGGTTTTCTTTGTTGGACCAGTATTCAAAAATTCTTCTTTTTCCATTGCTCGTGAATTCTTAGTTTTACGTCTAGGTTCTTTTAATGCAGGAGTTTCCGATGCCTTCTCTACTTTTTCAATTAATTGTTCCTGCATTTGCTCCATCATATCCATAGATAAATCAGTACCTCCTTCTTCTTCTTCCATATCCATATCTTCCTCTTTATTTTCCATACCTTCTTTTCTATTTACACTTATACTAGTAACTTTTAAAAAATTTGTCATTAATAATGCTACTAGTAATACAACAGTCATATTCTTATTAAAAAAATATGTTATAATGCCAATCAAGATAAATTGAGTTAAAGCTTGGTCATCTCCCATGAATAAGTATCCTAAAACATTGGTGATTGCCAAGAAAAACACAACGTACAAAAACGTTTTGTTAACTAATAATTTGTTAAAGTTCATTATATATATTAAGACTGTAAAAAAATAAATATTAAATAAAATTATTTATTCATAATATTTATTATTTCTTAGATTGTTTTCTATTTTTACCACGTTTATATCGAATTGTTTTATTTTTTGACTTTCCTCCTTTATTTTTTCTTGTCTTTTTACGTTTAGTTTTACCTCCCTTTGATGATGCACGGTTCATAGGTATTATATAATTTTTACTAATATAATAAGGAAATTCAACATTAAATGGGTCATGTTTTCCGTCGGTATGACTGTAGTTATTGGTTGATAAATAAAAATCTTTAAATGGAGTTTTTCCATCTCTAGTATAATCATTCTGCCATTCCATTAATTCTTTACGGACATTCTTTCTCATCTCCTGTTTTTCCTTGGTCGACATACTACCTACTGAGGCGGCCATTCTAATTGTATGTGGATAATCTACCTTATCTCCATTTTTGACTTTTTGATCATCTGTAAATTTCATTTCGTTATATACTTTATCTACAATTTGTTCCATTTTTCTTCTTCTTGCATCCATATCTGCACCATGAACATCAGGAGGAAAATCAATAGAAATATCTTCATTCGTTTTTTTATTAACTCCTAATACTTTATGAGCTGATCTTGTTATTGGCGGTAATTTTTGTCCTTGAGGTAATGTTTCTCGTTTCTGTTCTTCTTTTACATCATCAGCTGTACCATCCATATTAAGATGAGCTGCACTTTCTTCACTAGTATTATCTCCTCTTTGAATTTCTGATGATTGACTATCTGCTGTTCCTGGTCTTGAAACTGATTCTGAGTCTGGTGTTGAACCAGAATTGGTTCCTTGATCAGATGCTCTATATGATCTAGAAGCTGGATTAACAAAAGGTGCTGGTGGTGGTCCTGGACCACCATCTCCTGAATTATTTGTAAGTCCGTTTAATTGATCAATAATCTCATCTAAACCCTTTTGTACCTGTTCAGCTCTAGGATCACCCGATAATTGTTGTAAAAGCGTATTTAATTGTACTATTCTATCACCATATGCTTCCAACTGACCCCCTAAACCACTTTCTCTTTTTCGTTCTCTTTCAAGAGCTTCTCTCATGATTTCCAATTGTTCACGCATAATTTCAATATTGCCTGCATTCTCATCTAATTCACGTTGCTTTTGTGCTATTTCATCTTCTTTGGATTCTATATCTCTACTATAAGCTTGAATTTGTTTATCTTTCTCTTCATTATCTGCGGTAGCAATACCTAATTGTTCTTGTAAGCTGGATTGCTCATTTCTTAATTCGCGTAATTCTTTTTGTAATGCTTCTAACTGTTGTCTTAATTGTTGATCCGCATTTTGTTCCTCTCTCAATTTACGATTAGCTTCGCGAAGCCGTTCCATGTCAGCACTTAAACCCTCGATTTCATTTTGTAAAGATGCTACGCGCATTTGAGAATAATTATATTCTTTTTGAATTCTTTGATATTGCTCTATATCAGCTTTAATTGTAGTTATTAGACCTTTTATAGTTTCAATTTTAGTTAACGCTTGTGTATAAAATGTGTCCATTGTTCCATTATATGTTGATAAATTGTCTTCTAATTCTTTCATATTTGTTTCAACTATGTCCATATATATATAATTCAATATTATTTTTCAGTTTTTAATGTAAGTTCTTGTAAGTCTTTTTGTATTTTATCTAATTCATCTAGTATTTGATTTTGTTCTAATTTAACTCTTTCTAAATTTTCATCCCCTAAATTATTTTCCTTTGAAATTTTTTCTAAATGTGTGGATATGTTTTCCATAGCTTCTTTTTGTCTGTTTTTCATATTGATAATATAACTTTTATATGAATGATAATTTTTTAATACATCTTTTAAATAAGAGTTATTTTTGGTTTCACTTTCAATTTTTGCTTGATTAACTTTGAATTCTTCCTTGTTTTTTTGAAGTAAATCTCTTAATTGTAAAATTTGTTTATCTCTTTCTGCGATTTCTTCAATATCAGGCATAATTGGATTATTAATATATACAAGGTTGTCATCTGGTTTTTTTCCGACTCTTGTCTCTCTTCCTTTCTCAGAATCTATAAAATATATGTGTTGAGGCATACTTTCGATATCCATGAATAATATATATATAATCCACTGTTTTTATTTTCGATGAGAGTCGTATATTTTGAAAACTTAAAAATAATTATTTTTTCAAAATAATATAAAATCTCAACCTTATATTATTTAGGATGGCAAAGTCTGTTATTGAACCATTGTTAATTGAAGACGACAACAGATTTGTAATGTTTCCAATTCAGCACGAAGACGTGTGGAACATGTATAAAAAACAAGTAGATTGCTTTTGGAGGGCTGAAGAAGTTGATTTATCTAAAGATTTAACCGATTGGGAAAATTTAGACGGTAATGAGAAGCATTTTATATCAATGATTCTTGCTTTTTTTGCTGCCAGTGACGGATTAGTAATTGAAAATTTAGGATTACGTTTTATGTCTGAAGTACAAAATTCAGAAGCAAGAGCATTTTATGGTTTCCAAATTGCTATGGAAAATATTCATTCACAAATGTATAGTATGTTAATTGAAACTTATATTAAAGATAGAGAAGAAAAACACAAGTTATTTAATGCTTTAGAAAGTTTTGAGTGTATTAAAAAGAAAGGAACATGGGCTAAAAAATGGATAAATGATAATAGAAGTACGTTTGCTACAAGATTAGTTGCGTTTGCTTGTGTTGAAGGAATATTTTTTAGTGGTGCGTTTTGTAGTATTTATTGGTTAAAGAAGCGAGGTTTGTTGCCAGGTTTAACTTTTTCTAATGAACTAATATCAAGAGATGAAGCACTCCATACAGAATTTGCTGTTTTACTTTATTCTAAATTAAATAAAAAAATAAATAAAAATCGAATTTATGAAATTGTCAAAGAGGCCGTAGAAATAGAAAAAGTATTTATCACAGAAGCGTTGCCATGTAGATTAATTGGTATGAATTCACAATTAATGTCTCAATACATAGAATTTATAGCCGATCGTTTAGTTGTACAATTAGGATATAACAAAATATATAATTCACCAAATCCATTTGATTTTATGGAGTTAATATCAGTTGAATCCAAAACAAACTTTTTTGAAAAACGTGTAAGTGAATATGCTTTAGCGGATAAAAATACAGAAGATGCGTTTGATATTCACGAAGATTTTTAAATAAATTATTAATTTAACTATTTATATATTTAAAATTGTTTATAATATATATATAAATGTCATCAGACGGTGAAAGAATAGTCGTAGATACTAGATACAAAGGAAGTGACTTTGTTCCACTAGTAATTGACAAATATGGTGGAAATACATTTACAGGATATAATTACCCTACATTTAGATATACAGATTTATCACAGAAACCATTTCATAAAATACAAGAAGCACCTGAAGATCCAACCATTGGACGTATTTTTTTAACAAAAGGGGTGAAGTATAGAATATTTCTAAGTGAAAATTCAGGTATAGTGTCATTTAAAGATAATACTGATAATGAAATTTTTAATGTAAATAGTACTGATCATTATTTTTCTAACGATAGTTATTATCAATGGTTAATACCTGATAATATTGGCGTTGGACTGTATAAAGCAGTTTATGTAGATGGAGCTAACACATATACAACCTTAATAGATATAGTTGATGATATAACTGTTTCTCCTAGTAGTGATCAAAAAACTTTTGAAATAGAAAATCATGTATTTAAAACAACATTTTATGGAAATACAAATGATATTACTATTGACAATAATTTAATATCTGTTTTTCAAGACGCTCTTGATAAATGGGGTTCAGTAATAACTTCATTAAATTCAAATATGTCAAATCCAATAAATGTTGATATAGACTTAAAAGTATTAATGGTAACTAATGCCTTAGCAGGTGCTGGGATTACAAGTATTAGACAAGACCCAGTTGATGGTAAACAATATCCAATTACTGGTAGTATGGAAATTAATAAAAACCAAATGCATACATTATTTTACAGTTACAGTCAATCAGGTAAATCTATTTTATACTCGGTTGTTTTACATGAATTGGGACATTTATTAGGTATTGGCCCACATTGGCTATCAAATGGATTACGTGCTCCATACTATGCTTTAACAGAAAATGATGATCATGGAGATACTACAAGTTTATTATATATTGGTGAAAAGGGTGTAGCTGAATATACAAAATTGTTAAATTCAATAAATGGTACTTCATACAGTTATTTGGGTATTCCTATTGAAGATGATTTTGGTGGAGGGTCAAATTTAGTACATCTTGACGAAGGTGAGCATCCTGTCGGAGCAGCATCGCCAGATAGTGTAGAACGTTCGTTCCAAATAAAGGATTTATATACAAATGAAATCATACCATCAAGTATAGCAACTCCAGTTATATATCCTGGATTAGATGAAGAATTAATGACAGCAAAAGTTGAAGATCACAATAGTACATCTAACGGTGATATGCCTTTAAGTAGAATTACTGTTGGCTTATTAGAAGATTTAGGTTACACAGTAAATTATTTAAATGCTGATGAATACTTGGGAGTACCTGTATCTGATCTTCAACCAGCACCAGAACCAGAACCAGAATCTGAACCTGAACCTGAACCAGAACCATTATTTGGATGGAGTAAATTTACAAATGATATACAAGGCACAGGAAATTCACAATTTGGTTCAAGTATAGCAATGACACATTCAGGTCAATATTTAGTTATTGGCGCACCTAATTCTAATAATAGTAAAGGTGTGGTTTTCATTTATGAAAGAAATGAAAATAAAGAATGGACATCATTATCAACAAGAACAATTAATAATACAAATAATAGTGCGGCTCCAGGTGTTGAAGGTTATAGTACATCAGCTTCTTATGATGGTGTTAATCTTTCAACTGGCGGCTTTAAAATGAATTTTGGTAGCGTTGTTTCTGTAAATGAAGACGCAACAATTGTTGCTGTGTCATCTCCTGATTGGGCTCCTCCTGGAGAATATGGAAAAGGTCCCCAAGACCCGGGGGCTGGAATTCCAGGTATGGTCCAGGTATATAAATTACAAAGTGACAACACATATTCAAAAATAGGTCAAGATTTAATTGGTATTCAAGGAGTTTCAGCAACTGTTTCTCAAAGATTCGGTTTGAGTATTTCATTATCTTCAGATGGTAATCGTATCGCAATTGGTGATAGAAATTTTGTAGGTACTTCCGAAGTGGATGGTGCTATAGGAATCAGTTATAGTGGTAGAGTTTTAGTATATGATTACGATGAATCGGGAGATAATTGGGTTAGTATCAGTTCAAAATATAATCCAAATAAAATAACTACTGATGAGAATGGTAACACTAATTTAAGTGATACTAGTAATACAGATAATCATATTGAAAGTGATTTAACAGTTGAAGGTACCAGAGCAGGACCAAGAGCATATGACCAATTTGGTTATTCCGTATCTATTAGTCCAACTGATAAACGTATTATTGCTATAGGTGCTCCTTGTGTATTAGCAAGTGATTCATTTGACGAATCTACTCTTTCTACAGCAAATATATCAGCAAGTGGTTTTACAGCTGTATATGCTTTAATATATAATACAACTAACGATGATTATGAAATTACATCTGACCAAAATCATACAACCGATATGAAATGGATACAATTGGGTTATCCATATGGAAATACATTTACATCACCTATTGGATTTGAAACACAAGGATTTACTATGAAAGGTACTCAAAATAAGGACCAAATGGGTATTTGCGTATCAATTACTGGTGGTATTATTGAAAATGCTGGTCAATATAATTTTGATATTGTAATGGCTGGAACAAGTAAATTAGGCGGTGATTTAAGCAATGGTTCAGTAAATATTACAAAAATGAAATTTGATGATTTCTCAACTACAACGGCTGATTTAAGAAGATGGAGTGCTTTTACCGAAATTGTTTTAGAAAATTCATTTGATTTATCAGTTAATTCAATACAACATATGGCTTTATCCAAAGACGGTAAGTTTATTATTGTAGGTTCAGCAGAAAATGACGGAGAAACAGGAACAAATAGTGGTTCAATAAATATTTATCAAGATTTTACTCTAGATAACACCCCATTATACGATGGTGCTAGTCAGCCTGTTATGGATTGGATACAAACAGCCGATAATCTTGATGGTGAAAATCCTCAAGAATTTTCAGGAAGACATGTTACAATTACAGAAAATGGTTCAATGGTAACTTTATCAGCAAATACATATAGTGATACAGATACCACTACTGACGGTACCATTAGAAGTTATTATGCTGTTTTATTACAACCAGAACCTGAGCCAGAACCTGAACCAGAACCTGAACCAGAACCTGAACCTGAACCTGAACCTGAACCTGAACCTGAACCTGAACCTGAACCTGAACCTGAACCTGAACCTGAACCTCAACCTGAACCTGAACCTGAACCTGAACCTGAACCTGAATCTGATAATGTATTATTAAAACATATTCTGATTAAGAATCCTTCAAGTATATCTGTTCCTATTCAAGAAATACAAGCATGGAAAATAGATGAAAATATTGTAGAAAGTATTACTAATGGTCATGAAAATTTAATTGATAGTAATTTTTCAACATCATCTAATGCTAGTAATTCTCAAGATATATTAATAACTTTACGTGATGAATTAGATATTGAAGAACTAGATTGTATTATTATATATTTAACAGATACATCTGGTCTTTATAATTATTTAGATATTCAATTGCTTAACTTTAATAAAACACCTTTATATAATCTTTCATTACATTCATTCGCAGAAAATGGTATTAGAATATTAAAATTCAAAACTGCTTTACAACCCAGAGGTTCTACTAGAAATACACCATCAACATCAGCAGCTATAAAAGATGATGCTAATGAAGTTAAAGTTATACAAATTTCTCATGTTCAAGATTATAAAACACAAGCATTAATTGATCTAGGTGATCAACCAGAACCTGAACCAGAACCAATGGGAGAACCTGAGCCTGAATCTGAACCTGAACCTGAACCTGAACCTCAACCTCAACCTGAACCTGAACCTGAACCCCAACCTGAACCTGAACCTGAACCAGCACCTGAACCAGCACCTGAACCAGAACCTGAACCAGAACCAGCACCTGAACCTGAACCTGAACCTGAACCAGCACCTGAACCAGAACCAGCACCTGAACCAGCACCTGAACCAGAACCAGAACCTGAACCTGAACCTGAACCAGCACCTGAACCAGCACCTGAACCTGAACCTGAAATTAACATTCCATTTAGAAGATTAAGAATTGTAGTTAATAATGATGTAGCTATAAGTGAAATACAACTATGGATAAATGGTATTGATATTATTAGAAATGTTCCTGCTTATACTCAATCAGAATGGGACAATTTAACTGGAACCAATGAGTCATATATGTTTAGGTTAACAATATATGGAGATTACTACAGACCCAGCGATTATTATGTTTTGCCAGTTTCTGAATATGATTCGACACTTTATAATGTCGATGAGATCTCGGGCAACTTTTTATCTATAGCACAAGGTGTTACAATTACATATAATGGGAATTTTAGTCGTACGCGACCCAGTCTCAGCCAAGATGCAACAACAACTGTCCAGATTGATAATGTCCTTGTTGATGGTGCTTTGAGGACATCAGGACGATTTGATGAAGATGGAGGAAGTATTGATATTGAATTTGATAAAGATTACTTTATTGATGAAATTGAATCATTACTCTTATATGGATATAACAATGACGATAACATTAGCCCTGCAGGTGGCGACCTTTTTACTTGGGGTCTTAACCTAGGTGGAGGTATTAGTAATATGGAATTTGAATTTTATAATAATTCTGGATTTGTGACCCAAAGAATTAATCAAGATACATATGGTGCTAATAGTTTTAAAAGAAGTTATTTACATTTTAGAGGAGAGTCATATAGTAGTACTAATAAATCTATTTCATTATTAAGAGGTACTAATACTAATCCCGCTTATGATAGTGATTTACTATCAGACCTTTTCCGACCAATAGCACCACCTAATAGCAGAGCATTATCAACTGAAATCAGAGTAGATTCAAATAATCCTAAGAGTCCATACAACACATTTGTTGATGATTTTGTTATATTACGCAATATGGAGTATGAACCTGAACCTGAAGCTGAACCTGAACCTGAACCTGAATCCGAACCTGAACCTGAACCTGAACCTGAATCTGAGCCAGAACCTGAATCTGAACCAGAACCTGAACCTGAGCCATTAAAGGGTATTATATTTGATGGTTATATTTCAGGAGCTACAGTGTTATTTTTAGATTTAGATATGTCAACAAAATTATTTAATACAACAACAAGTATTACTACTACTACAGATTCTATTGGTGATTTTATATTCCCATCGGAACTTGTTCCAAATAAAACATATTTAATGGAAACGAGTGGAGGTACAGATATTGCTACTGGAATTGAAATGGGTACAAAAAAATATAAGAAAATTATTAAAATTCCAACAACGGTTGAAGGAGAAGTAGATTTAGATGCTGTATATCAAATGAATAATAATATGAATATATTAACTACTATTTTATCAAGTGAAGTAGAAAAAGTTATCCAACAAGTACAACCTGCTAATGGAATGGTTGGATTAACCGAAGATGAACTTAATGTAGATACTTCAACAATAGAAAGTAATATAAAAACTGTTCTTGGTTTAGATGCATCTACTGATTTAAATAAAAACTATTTGAAAAAGGAATCCCAAGATTTAGACGTTGGTGCTGCTAATATGAATGTAGTATCGATAGTGAATATTGTTATGAACAATGTAGACGGAAGTACTTTTGATAGTGCTATTAGTAATTTATCTAGTTTCATGAATCCAACCGACAATGCTGAATTAACATCAAGAGAAAATACATTTAATTTTACAGGTGCTCAGGATAATACAAAATTACAAAATGTTATTAATCAAACAGCTAAGGGTGAAACAGGCGAATCTGTACTCTCATCGGTATTTACATACGCATTGGCAGTAAATTCTGTTATAAATAACGTACGAACAAGTGGTAGTTATGATACTTCTAGAACAGGACAAAGTACAATAGAAAGTTTGGGTGATTTACAAAGAATATCATCATTTACAGACCCAGTAAATAATAATGCATCATTCCCAACTACAGATGATTTAAATAGTATTACAATTTTACAATTATTACAACCTGAACCAGAGCCTGAACCAGAGCCAGAACCTGAATCTGAACCAGAACCTGAACCACAACCTGAACCAGAACCTCAGCCTGAGCCTCAGCCTGAGCCTGAGCCTGAATTCAGAGAACCAGAACCATTAGAAGGCCTTTTATTTGATGGTTACATCGCAAACGCAACAATCAAATTCAATAGAATTGATTTTACTACTAATGCTGAAGACGGTATTTATAGTTATGTTGAAACAGACACGACAACTACAGATACATATGGTAATTATAGATTACCTAGTAGAAAAATAACATCAACTGATATAAGTAGTATAGAACACAATAAAACATACTTTGTTGAAAGTACAGGTGGTAGTAATTTAGGTTCTCAAAATTCTATGGGAACAAAAACATATAGAACTTTCTTTGTAATTGATACAAGAGCTGAATTAGATGTTAATATTGAAGAATTACATTATGATAATGAAAATTACAATCTTAATATATTTACTACTATTGCTGCTACAAAAGCCCAAGAAAGAATAGAAAATCATAACTTAGGTGATGTTGCTAGTTTATTTAATATACCTGCTACGTTCGTAAGTTATCCTAGTATGAATGTTTATGGTGATTTTGATACTATAATGGATATGATTGCGTGGAATATTGGAATGGATAAAGATAAATTAAGAGATGATTATCTAAGTAAATTTGTAGAAGATTTACCTACAGGTAAATTTATTACATTAGTTACATCGATTGTGAATATTGGTATGAATGGTGACCAACCATTTATGACTTTTGATGAAATAATAAGAAAATTATCTAGTGAATTATTCCCAGGTCATGTAGATAAAAATAATAATACTCCAAATTATCCATTATCTTCCACTAATATTCAAACAACATTAGAAAATGTTTATTCTGCAAAATCACCAAGTACTGAATGGTTAGATAGAGCAAAAGCATATATCGCAAAAATAGAAAGTTTTGCCTCTGTTGAAACAGAAGCAAAAACATTTGAAAAATTAAAAACATATGTTGAAAACAATCCTGTTTATAGTTTCTCTTCGGTAATTGCTATTGAAAATATAATCATGAATAGTATTCTAGCTACAGTAATTGGAATAGTAAATCAACCAGAACCTCAACCTGAACCTGAACCTGAAGCAATCACATCGTTTATCTTTGATGGTTATATTTCAAATTCAACAATAGAATATTACGCATTAAATGACTTAAGTTATAATAATAAATTATCAGAAACTACTTCAAATAACTTTGGTTATTTTGATTTACCTGCTGATGTATTAAATGATGATCATATGTTTATGAAAGCAATCGCAAGTGGTGGATTCGATATTGCTTCAGGATTATCAAATACAAAAACATTAAAAACAATAATACAACGACTAGATAATCCATATAATATAAATACTAATATAAATATTTTAACAACTATACTTACAAATGCAGTTGAAGATACTATTACAAGTACTTCAAGTAATAGCGAAATAATTGAATCAATTGCTAATATTGAAGTTAATTTAAAGAGAAATATTGGTCTTACTGTTAATCATGGTTATAATGGTACTTCGAGTATTTATACAGATTACTTAGCAAATTACAAATATAATACAATAGAAATATCATATCATCATGCTATTTTAACTGCTATTATAAATATAACTACAAGTATAACAGGTTATGCTACTTATGATACATGTATAAACGCATATTCTCAATCACTTACATCTAATTTAAATACAGATACTTTATTAGATAACGGAGACCTATCTGGTTCATATATTGATTCAGTTAATGTAGATACAATTGTAGGAAAAATTCTTGGAGCATCTAAATACTATGCTACTCTAATGTTATTATACATAAAACGTATTATGGTATTAGTAGATGAACAATTGAGTTCAACCATAGATAATTTATCAAAATTGATTAATATTGAAAAAATAGTAGCTTATACGAAGAAATATCCATTATTTGATTCATCAAGTAGTATTGAAGCATTAAGTTTCTCAACACATATAGATCCTGCAATCAATATAAATATAGCTGGTGTTAAACAACCAGAACCAGAACCCCAACCTGAACCAGAGCCGGAACCAGAGCCAGAACCAGAACCCCAACCAGAGCCGGAACCTGAATCTGAACCTGAACCTGAATCTGAACCTGAACCTGAACCTGAACCTGAACCTGAACCTGAATCAATTTCAGGTATTGTTTTTGATGGTTATATAGCAAATGCTGAAATAATTATTAAAAATTTGTCAGGTGAAGTAATTCCAAATACAGTATCACACTACACAGATGCTAGTAATGGTATGTATATTATTCCTGACAATGTACCTATTCATGATTATTATATAGTTGAATCTTTAGGTGGAACTGATATTGCTACTAATACCACATTTGATGCTAATAATACAATATTAAATTATACAAGAAAGAAGGCGTTTAAGGGTATTCAAAAATTATCAATAGATAATCCTTATCAACAAGCATCATCTGTTATTAAAAATCAAAATATTAATGCATTAACTACAATATTAACAGAAATGATTTTAATTGATGTAGGTAATAACGCAAATATTGATATTGAACAATCATTATCTGACAATTTAACTATATTAAAAAATGCTTTTGGTATTCCAAATATAATTTACAACGCAGATGGTTCATTAGAACAAGATGATATTTATGGTGATTATTTAAGTTTGGATAATTATAATACCAGATTAGGAAAAGCACACGCAAAGATAAATGTGCTTATCAATATTTTATCCCAAGTTCAAACATATACTCAAAGTAATTTTAAAATTGCGAATGAATTGAAAAATCCAAACGCACAATCTAATTATACAAACTTTAATTATAATTGGGCTTTTGATGATTTGGCAGGTGGTTATGAAACTAACGCAATGTTATTTGTTGCTGGTTCATTATCATTAGGTGCTGTAAGTAGTTCATATAGTATATCTAAGTATGTTAAGAGTATGTATAATATTATAGATAAAGAAATACCAAAAGGTTTAACAAGTGAAACATCGTTGGATGCAATATACAACGAAAGTAAAACAATATTAACTAACTTAAAATCTGAACTGGCAACATTGGAAAGTGAATTAAATGGATTAACTGACGGTCCAAAATATGCTAAGGCAGCTGAAATTACAACTAAAAGAGGAGAAATTGCTTTACAAGAAACAATATTAAATACCAATTTCAAAAATTTACAAGAAGTAAGAAGAAAAATTTTAGGAAGATATGAAAAAGTAACTGCGTATAGTTATGTAAAAACATTTGAAATGATTGATGCGTATGTAGATTTAATACCATATTTTAAAGATGGAGGGGTAATAGAAAGTATCGATGAAGCTATCACTTTATATACATTAAATCAGCCCGAACCCGAACCCGAACCTGAACCACCATTACAACCTGGAGTGTTCTCTATTAGAGCTTTAGATGTAAGTTCATTGTCTATTTTTATTGATTTATATCAGGAAGACTTTAAAGATGTCTCTGGACAAGATGTTGATGCTTCAATTTATGTAAAAACAACAACTCTTAGAAACTTATTACAATTCCAGACAGATGCGAATAGTGTTGATAACTTCTTCGCTACAGATACAAAATATTTTGTAAGTATGAACGGAAACTTATCTACTTCTAACAATATTAATTATGAGAAAATAATAAATCCTTTGAATGCGAATCTTGATTTTGTTAGAGGACTTGATAATAATACAATTAATGACATATCAGCGCAAAATTTAATAAGATACGACTTTGTTAAATACTTAGCATATAGATTAACAGGGACTGTTCATGGTGTAGATTTATTCAAAAATGAAAAAGAAGTTGTACAAGAATTAGGTACATCAGGATATAATTTATATGAAACACATATTTTACCTGTATTTACTAATTCAGGAACACCTGTTCAGCCACTATCAGATTTAAATAAGGGCAATACTAATATAGCAAGACATATATTAGGACAAATGGCAGATAATAAACTACATAGAGAAAGATTTAAAACAGGGACACCTCTTACTGTAAATGGTGTTGTAAGTAATGACTATTCTTTAAGAGCAACATACTTACCACAGCCTGTTATGATTGTAGATGGAGATAAATTTATTTTTGAACTTGTAATTAATGCTAATGAAAATCAACACGAAGTTACAAGTGTCCAACAAATTCCAAAGAGAACATATAGAATCGTTTTAGAAGCTGTTGCTGATAACACAAAGACAAATACATTGCCATTTATTTATAATGAAACTGGTGCATTAGTAGATAATAACAAGGCAAATTCATATATTAATACTAACTTATATGGACTGGGATATACTTCTTCAACTTCAACAGGTACTTTTGTAGCACCAGACCAAACACCAGCAAATACAGGAACAGCAGTTGATCCATCTATTCCAACAGAAAATATACAGTTATTAGAACAAACACCTTTAACTAATACTATTGACGTAGTTGGAGTATATAGATTTAATCAAATACCATATAGCAATAATGATTATATTGGATTAACAAATGGAACATATACTATAACAAATATACCTACTCAACATCCTATAGGTTTTGTTACTGGTTCAGATAAATTTAAAATAATTTCAGGAACAGCTCATGGAATACCTACAAACATTAGTTTATATGGTAACGATGTTTTACCTTTATATGTACAGCATTATACCGGTAATTTAACATTTGAAATATCAGGTGATATTGGTATAATTAGTTATCATTGTTATTTCCATGGTTATATGGGAGGTGAAAACCGAATAAAATATTATATTCCTTCACAAATTAATTAATTAAATAATAAATAATTAAATGAATTATTATTTATTATTTAGCGAACATAAGTGTATTAAATCGTTGTTTAAATTTTGTATTTGACTTACCTGATAAATTATTACCACTTCTCAAATCATGTCTTTCTATTTGTTGTTGACTATTATGTGAATATAAAGTTTCAAAACTGTTTATATGACAAAAAGTATGATTTATTATATCACTTTTTACTTCTTCCTCCTCAGTATTTAATTTATATATTGTTGCTAACCCTTCATTCCCTGTTTCTGTTTTAAATAATTCTAAATTTGTTTCTGAATATTCCTTATAAAATCCATCGTGTATATGTAATATATTAAAATCACCTATTTTATAAAAGTTACTTCTATCTATAGTAATTTTATTTCGTTGCGATCTTTTTTGTAAGCAATTATCTTCTAATGACCAACTCCAATAATTGGGATAACCATTTAATAACTCAAAATCACACCCTTTTATTGATATTATACCTCCTAAAGCATATTCAAATCCGTAGTAATGTTTTATTTTACCAACTTCTGTTTCATAATCTAATAATCCTTTTTTACTAGGCATGACATCTATATCATGGAAAACTAAATTAATATCTTTGTAATCATCAGGATATTTACTTTTTATAAATTTAAAACCAATATTTTTTACAGCCCCACGGTTAAATGGGCGCATATCTTTCTGATGTGAAAAAACAATTTCATAATCATTTTCATTATAATCTTCTAGAATATACTTAATGTAACGTAAAAAAAAATTTTTATGTTGTTCTCTATTTCTATATGGTACAATAAACACTGTTTTTGGGGTCATAATATGATATTATTACAATAAAAATTTAATATTATAACATAATTCAATCAATATTATAACATAATTCAATTAATATTATATTTTTTTTTAATTGAAGCAGGTATAAGTTGTTCAGTAAAACTTTCTAATTTTTTAAAACATTTATTTATTGTTACTTCGCTTATTTGACTTATAGAATGTATATCTTTTTTCGTAATATTTAATTCACATAAACAACATATATAATAAATAATACCTGCTGCTATTGAATGAGGTGTGTTTTCAGGTATCATATTACCTTTTTGAATTTTACAAGCAATAAATTCAGCCAGTCTTGTTAATTCTTTATTTATTCCTAATTTACTTGAATATCTTACAATAAATGATTGGGGATTTGTATTACCAAAGACAGTTTTTTCATTATCTTCTAAATCGGCCTCAATTATATTTAAAATATTAACAGCATTTTTACATCCCTTAGTAGCGCCTGATGGGTCAAGATGAAATATATCTGCTATTTCTTTTGCTGTTCGTGGATTATTATTAATTCTAAAAGCAACATATATTGAAGCTGCTATTATACCATCACGATTAATACCTCTAAATGTTTTATGTTCAGATATTTTTTTATGATATCTTATTGCTTCATCAATTATATATTTATTAATACCTGCTTGTGTTGCCATCATTGTTATTCTTTGAAACTCGTCATATTGAGATTTCTCTTTATAAGGCATTGATTGCCATTCTGTATATCTTTTTATTTTTCTCATTTCATAATTTGAATTAATCCCTATAATTTTACATCCATATGATGATTCTATTAACAATGGATTAATAGGCATTCCACATCTGGTAGGGTCTGAATTTTGATTATCATCCGCACCATAATATCTCCATTCAGCACTAAAATCAACAATATCTTTATATATTATACCACATTTTGAATTGGTACACGTTAAGAATCCTTCCTCTGTAAACCATAATGAAGCTTTACAAACGTCACATTCTTCGCGTTGCCCGCTAGATCTATAAACACATTCTATCTGTTTTTTTGTATTAAATTCGTCGTCGAATTGATTCCATAAATCATTTAAAGGTTTGTTTTTCTTTAACTTTTTTGTTTGGGTCTTCCCATGAGACTTGTTCCAATCCATATGTGCTATACTCTTAGAAACAATAAAATTTATCAATTTTATTCTAAATTAATTAAATAATTAATTAAAGATGTTTCATATATAAAAATTTATAATGTATTTATATATGGGAAATACTCAATCATCCGGAAAATTATTATCTGATACAGGAAAAAACGATTTACTAGAAAAGATTGGAGATATTGCTGGTAATTATGCGTCTTCCTTAAATTTTGAAGAATTAACTAATTTATTTGATGATAGTTATTGTAGTCAAATTGAAATTTTAACAAAAGATGTTTTAGATAAAAACTTAAATACGGTTGAAATAGAATATCTTGCTCAACATCAACAAAAGGGAGAAAACGTCGATTTTACAAAAGTACAAGATACTACATATGTTAAACATGCGACTAATCTTAAAAAAAACCAGCAAACAAGAAAAAACAGGTTATGTGCTGGTTTAGCAAAATATTTTGTTAAAATATTTAAAATATACGCTGCTATTACTAAAACATTAAATCCTACATATTCAGAAAGTTCAGGAGAAAAAATTGATATTTTTGGTTTTCATAATATAAACCCAGAAACATATCGCGTAAATAATGATTCTACCCATTTAAATCAAAAATTTCATAAACTCGAAAATATTTGTGATATAAGAATTGAAATATTAAAAAGACTCTTTGATGAAAAATTAATGGGAAATTTAGAAATGCCTTTACAGCAAGATGAAGGTGTTAAAGAACAACCTGTTCAAGAACAACCCGTACAAGAACAACCCATTCAAGAACAACCCATTCAAGAACAACCCATTCAAGAACAACCCATTCAAGAACAACCCATTCAAGAACAATCTCAACAACAAGATAATATCCCTAAAGAAGTAAATAATTTTAAACCAGTTCAACGAGGCGGAAAAGAACCTTCTTTTTGTAAGTATAATGGTAAGAATTTAAATGATGAACATGGTATTCTTCAATTAGAAGATTTGTTCAAAGATAAATACAATTTTACTACTAAAATGTATGAAATGTCTCCACAATCCGAGGCTGAATATAAAGTAGTACTTGGTAATATGTATAAATCTTTTACTAATAAAAATGAATCTCCAGGAGAAGAAATAAAAAGTTTTGCTGATATTAAGTTAGAAGGTTATGCCGATGATGCGTTATGTACTACACAAGTAAAAGATACTGATATCAAATTTGGACCTGAAAATGATGCTGTCTTTAAAAAATATGCGAATCATTTAAATCAAACTATTTCGAAAACATTCTCTAAATATGATTTATTACTTATTATTTTAAAGGAAATTTTTGAATTTACAATTAATGAAAAAACCAAAAAAACAAATGTTAGATTAAAGAAAAATCTAAGTGAAACAAAAATCAATGAACTATTTAGTAAAACTCGTGAAATTATTAGTCAATTATATATCGATTGCCAAAACGATTTTGTCAAAGGTATTAATCTTTATAAGTCAATTGTATATTCAAAATTACTCGAAAGAAATAAACAACGTGAAATGAATTTAAAAAAAGATATGCAACAATTAATTTAATTTCTAGGTATAATACATAATGGGAGCAGGTCTCAGAAGATCATTTATTGGTGGTGGAGCAGGTTTAAGACGCTCGAAGAGTGGGGGAAAACGTCGCACTCGCAGCGTTAAGACACGCAAAGCAAAGAAGGTTGGAAAGAAATCTAGAAAGACTTCGTCTCGTCGTCGTAAGCGTACAAGAAAACACTAAATAATTATAAAATTAATTAACTATTTATAATTATTTACTTTTGAAATTTACTCAACAAATCATTATTATATATGGAACCGGTTGGTTTATAAGCTTTGATTGACTTAAAGTCTTTTCCTTTATCTGTTTTTTTCTCATTTTTAGGTGTAAATATAATATTATTTGGGTCTTTGCTATCAACTTCGGCGCCATCACTTGTTCCTAAAACATCACCATAACCATCAACAGCAACACCTGTTTTTTTCTTTATTTCATTACGAATATATCCAGGAACCCAATGTTTCCAAGAAATAAATATTGTATTCGGATGTACATATTTCACCATAAATCCGTTATCTTGTAATTTATCTAAAACAAATGCTATACATGACGCTTGGTCATAATTAGGAACACCCAATATTGTCTCTGGTACTAGATACCATAAAAACTGACTATCGTTTTTTTGTCTAGAAGCATTTTTAATTTTCATATGAATTCGTTTTAATATCTTTTTGTAATTTTCAAGCTTATTTAAATCACTTTGTTTCTTTTTTTCATACAAATCGTCTAAATTTAGTTTATCTCCAAATTCTTCAATCTCCTTATTTAATTCAAAAATAGATGACATTATTAATGTATTTGAGTTAGAAAAAAAAAGTTAAAATCTTTTTTATTTTTATGAATATTGAGCATATTGTATTTAGCGGCGGCGGACCCATTGGATTATCTCAATCATCAGCTATCAATTATTTATTAAAAGAAAACTATATTGATATTAATAAAATTAAAACAGTGTATGGGGTATCTATTGGTTTTATTAATGCGTTATGTCTTGCTCTAAAATATGACTTTCAGGATATAATAAATTACTGTATAAATAGACCATGGGAAAAAATATTTAATATAAAACCATCCACAGCAATATATAATGTTGTAGTGAAAAAAGGTATATTTGATGTTGAACTATGGGAAAAATGTTTATCACCTTTATTACTAGCAAAAAACTTTACAACTGATGTAACATTACAAGAATTATTTGATAGTACAAATATTGAACTCCATGGTATAGCAACTGATATTAATGAATTTAAAACTCTTGATTTTAGTTATAAAACACATCCTAATTTAAAAATAATTGATGCTGTACATATGACATGCGCTTTACCTTTTTTATTTACACCCCCATTCATAGATAATACTTTATATCTAGACGGAGGTACTACTAATAATTTTCCATTAGATTTATGTATTAAAAATAGTAATATAGAAAATACAGATACAATCTTAGCATTTAAAAATTTACATAAAGCATCCTTTATTACAAAATTAAATGATAAATCTGACTTTAGTGAAATTATCAGTACTATTATTAGAAAATTAACAAGTAAATTACATGATACAAATGAAAATACGGTTAAATATACTATTAATTTATATACCCAAGGAATAGATGCATCAACAATGACTTCTTTACTAGATAAAAATAATAGACAAATATTACTTGATAAAGGCGAAGAATATACTAGACTTTTTTTGGAATATCATTCTATCTTATTCTAAATTTAATTTTGATTTATATAATTTCTAGTAAATATGTACAGATTGTCGGGTATTCACTAATTATTTATATTTAAAACCGTCATTCCTACTATACATAATTACATAATTATTGATGTTTTTTATTTCCCTTTGCTGGGATCTGTTGACTTTTTGTGCCTGTACGTCATGGCTTAATATATTTCTTGGCACCATATTCTGTTTGTTTTCTATACCCTTTCTCTTTTTTGTTATTATTGCTTGATTGATTGTATGATGAAGTTTCATCGTGTGACAAAAATTCAGAAATATCCATTTCACTAATATTCTTATGTAAATAGATCATTACTATATAGTAGAGTGTATGGTAGTTTTTATATTATTTATATAATTTTTTAATAATTATATAAAGTATATGGGGATATTGTGTGATACTTTCACAAAAACTTTTTTTGAGACTATAGATCCTAAAAGTGACTATTCAAGATTATTATCACTTGATGTATTTATGAGTGTAGCTCTTCATGTTTTTTTATATTTATGTGCGTTATGTGCTATTATTTGCTTACTAAATTTAAAAATTGATAAAAATATATATTACAAAGTATTTATGTTCTTAATAATCATAATGCCTCTTGGATATCTGGGGCGATTATCTAGAACAAAATCTATTTATAACTATTTAATAAGTACTGGAAAAAATCAAGAAAAATCAAGAGAAGAAGCTATGCGTTTAATGGAAATTGGATACTTTCGATTTTATTTTATAGCATAATAATATAATGCTTTTAGATAACTATTTAACATTTGAACAAAAGGTTTATATTTCAATTATTGCTTCTTCAATTTGGATTTATTTTAGAACTCTTGGATGTTATGCAGCATTACCTAGGCAATCATTAATTTCAATAATACTTGTATCTTTTTGGATGTACTTTAACTATTATGAACCTTTATCGGCACCAATTGGTTTAATTATAATGTATTTATATAGTCTTTTACCTGGTTCTAAAATCAAATTATAATTATTTTAACATTGTATTTAAAAACAATTCTATTGTTTCTTTATCTGGTTTAGCATCCATATCTGCGACTTTTCCATCATATTTTAATTTAATAGTAGGAAATCCTTCTACATTATATTTATCCATTTTTTCAATAACAACTGCGTTTTTATCATCAGAACAATCTACATATTCAAAATAAATAGCATAATCATTTACTCTTTTTCCAGATGAACTAGCATCATATATTGATTTAATTTCATCTATATGTGGTTTTGCTGCTTTACAGTGAGGACACCAATCAGCATAAAAATACATTATTCTTGCTTCCTTATATTTTTCTTCACTCTCTCCTCCTCCACTTTCAAATTCTTTATTTGCCACAAAATCTGGGTTTAGTTTTGGCATTACATGAGTTCTGTAGACCCATATTGTTAGCAATATAAAAAAGACTACAATTCCTAAAATGATTACAACTCCCTTGTAATCTGTGATCGCTTTAAGCAATGATGCAATTAAGTTCATTATATTATTTATCAATAAAATAATATATTGTCAAACGAATTAAAAATTTTACCTGATATATATTAATGATAGTTCGCGCTTCAAATGGTAAATTAGAAATTATTAATAAATATGATTTTATTAATGATGATAAATATCATGAAAAAATATTAAATATTATGAAAAAATTTAAACATATGTCTAAAGAAAATATACAAAACACAAATACACAAAATAAGTTGTTATCTAAAATATAATTTAATTGAATTAAAGATATCACATAAATAAAATACATGTGTGGGATTTTCGCTTATCTAGGTGATAAAATAGATATTAAAAAAATTGAGACAGCATTTATGAAAACATTTAAAAGAGGACCTGATAATAATATTTTAAAATCAATATGTAGTAAATTGATTTTTGGTTTTCATAGATTATCTATTAATGATACGAGTTTCAAAGGGAATCAGCCATTATATCATCCTAATAAACCTATTTCTGTTATATGCAATGGTGAGATATATAACCATCTAGAAATTATTAAAAATTATGACATTAAAACATATTCTAATAGTGATTGTGAAATCATATTATATTTATATGAAAAATATGGAATTGAAGAAACATTATCTATATTAGATAGTGAATCATTCGCATTTATTATATACGATGGTTTAAATAATACTATCATTGTTGCTAGAGACCGTTTTGGTGTAAGACCATTATTTGTATCAAAAACAAGTAATAACGAATATATTTTCGCATCTGAAGCAAAAAGTATTGTTGATTTAGTCGACGAAAATGAACTAATTGAACAGTTTAAACCTGGTTCTTTTAGAGTATATAATATATTTGATAATAGATTATCAGATTACACTAGTTATTATAATTATAATTATCCAAGTATTAAGGGAGATTTCCAGGTAATACTCCAAACTATTAGAGAAAAATTAACAACTGCTGTGAAAAAAAGATTAATGTCTGATAGACCGATAGGTTGTCTTTTATCTGGTGGTTTAGATAGTAGTTTAATAAGTGCGATAGTTGCTCGTGAGTTTAAGAATTCAGGAAAAGGACAACTACAGACATTTTCAATAGGAATAAAAGGAAGCACTGACTTAAAGTATGCGAAAATGGTTGCTGACCACATTGGTTCATTTCATCATACTATAGAAATGGAAGAACATGATTTTCTAGATGCTATACCAGAAGTAATTTATAATATTGAAAGTTATGACACAACAACAGTTAGAGCAAGTACAGGTAATTATCTAGTTGGTAAATATATAAAAGAAAATACAGATATTACAGTTGTTTTTAATGGTGATGGTAGTGATGAACAATCAGGATATTTATATTTAGCAAACGCACCTACACATGATGATTTTAAAGATGAATGTGTACGTTTGTTAAAACAAATTAGTTATTTTGATGTACTTCGTTCAGACCGTTCATTATCATCTAATTTTTCGTTAGAGACTAGGGCTCCATTCCTAGACACTGATTTTGTTAATTATTATATGTCTATTCCTACTAATTTAAAAATATATAAGGAGGGAATTGAAAAAAAATTACTTAGAATGGCATTTGATGATGGTCTTTTACCGCATGATGTATTATGGAGAAGAAAAGAAGCATTTTCTGATGGTTGTAGTTCTAATGAAAGATCATGGCATAAGATTATTCAGGAATACGTTGATGAACAAATTCCAGATGAAGAATATGTAACCAGAAGACATAAATATACTTTTAATAAACCTGAATTAAAAGAATCTTACTATTACAGAAAAATATTTGAAATGCATTATAAGGGACATTCTAATATAATACCGCATTTTTGGTTACCGAAATGGAATGGAGAACAAAATGACCCATCAGCAAGGGAATTAAGTAATTACAATGTTTAGTATAAAGTTAATTTTATTGATATTTTTTTATTCTCTTTATAGTTTAAGATGAAAACATATAAAAATAAAAGAAAATCTCATAATAAAACTAAAAAAGTATATAATGATGAACATTATAAAAGTGGCGATGGTATGTTAACTAGTGTTTGGGGACCTTCATTATGGCATTTTTTACATACAATGAGTTTCAATTATCCTGATAAACCTACCAAAAAACAAAAAATACATTATATGAATTTTATTAAATCATTGCGTCATATTTTACCATGTAAATATTGTCGTATAAATTTGAAGCAAAACTTTAAAACTGTTCCTATTACTATGAAATGTATGGAAAATAGATACACGTTTTCAATGTACGTTTATAATTTACACGAAACTATTAATAAAATGTTAAATAAAAATTCAGGATTAACATATGAGGATGTTAAAGAAAGATATGAACATTTCAGAGCAAGATGTAACAAAAAGAAAAAAACAAAAAAGAAATTATTTAAATTTAAGAAAACAAAAAAGAACCATCTTGGTTGTACTGAACCAATACATAAACACAAAAGCAAAGGTGTTATTAAAATTGTACCACAAAGTGATAAATGTGAATCATTATTGATTGATAAGAAGTGCGTGGCTATGAAATAAATTAATTATAAATAATATTATTTTTATAATTAATTCTTGATAAAAACAACAATATCTTTTACAGGTTTTTTATATATTTGTATTGCTTTGTTTTTATTTTTACTACAATATAGCATGTCATTTTTCAATTGACGTGATATCTTTGTCATTTTTGTTAACATTTGTAAATCCTTATATTTTATCATTATAATAGTAATTTATATTAATATTGAGTTCATTAATTGCAATCATGGTCAACCATGTCTTTTACTAATTCTAAAAAGCTAACCACGGGTTTCCAACCCAATTCAGTTCTAGCTTTTGTTGAATCACCCAATAATTCCTCTACTTCAGCTGGTCTAAAATATTTTTCTGATACAAATATTAATTCTCTACCACTAATTTCATCATAACCTATTTCATTTACGCCTTCCCCTTTCCATTTTATACAAAAACCCTTAAATTTAAATGACTCTTCTACAAACTCTCTTACTGAGTGAAATTCATTTGTAGATAATACATAATCATCTGCTTTATCCGCCTGTAAAACTCTCCACATTCCTTCCACATAATCCTTAGCATGGCCCCAATCTCTCTTAGCATCTAAATTTCCTAATACTAATTTATTCCTTTCCCCCTTTAATATCATGTTTAACCCTCTGGTAATTTTTCTTGTTACAAATGTTGGACCTCTTCTTGGAGACTCATGATTAAATAATATACCGTTGCCTGCATACATATCATACGACTCTCTGTAATTTTTTACTATCCAATAACCATAGAGCTTTGCGACCCCGTATGGACTTCTAGGATAAAAAGGAGTAGTTTCTTTCTGTGGCACTTCTTGTACTTTTCCATATAACTCTGATGTTGATGCTTGATAAAATCGTGTCTTCTCTCTCAATCCTGTTTTTAAAATAGCATCTAATATTCTTAATGTACCTAAACCATCTACATTACCAGTATATTCAGGTAATTCAAAAGACACCTTTACATGGCTCATAGCAGCTAAATTATAGACTTCTAATCTTTCTAGATCTTCATATGTTGATTTAATATCTAAAAGTATTCCTGTTATATTTGTTGAATCAGATAAATCACCGTATCTTAAAATTAAATTTTTATCTTCGTATAAATGATCTATTCTATGCGTGTTAATATCAGAAGAACGTCTTATTACTCCCCAGACAATATACTTCTTTTCCAACAATAACTCTGCTAAATATGAACCATCTTGACCAGTTATACCAGTTATTAATGCTACCTTCATAAGTATATAAATATTAATATTAGTATTTATATATTTTTACAAATTACATTCCAAAACTGCTAAAATTATTGAGTACAGGTCTTGGCAAATGTTCGTTATTAACACTAGCATAATTTGGAACTTTTTTACAAGAAAAAGATGATTCTGGGCACCTAGCACAAGGAGGACAAGGTGGAACTTTATCTTCTTCTGAATGTTTATGTTCAGGTATCTTATTATTTTCTAAAGCACCCATCGACCTCATATTTCCTCCAACGTTATCCAACGCCGTACTTCCTGCACCTTGAGTATTATAATTTGATTGACTACCACCGTTAGGTGCCTGTGCGTTAGTCCCCTGTCCGTTAGTTCCTTGGGGTGTATTAGTTGTTGGTTCTCTCATGGTTTTTTCTAAATTATCCAATCTTTCAGTTATTGTACTATGGTCATGACCATTCGAACCTTCATTATTAACGCCACCAGTATTACCTCCGCCACTACCAGTATTTACACCATGGTCATTTCTTAAATGTTCATCAATATTTGTTAACCCTTCTGTACCACAATATCCTCCTAAAAGAGGGCATAAAGCAAGCGCTACCAATAAAATAAGTAATATGTGAAAATGTCTCAATTTCATAATATACATTATAAAGCGAAAAAATTTAAATAGATAAGATTAATTAGTATATGACTAATACACTTAATATCTCTTATAAAAATGATAATAATATTTTTGAAATAGGAGTAGATGAAGCAGGAAGAGGGCCACTATTAGGCAGAGTTTATGCGGGTGCTGTTATTTTACCAAAGGATAATTTCGATTTTTCTATTTTAAAAGATAGTAAAAAATTTACATCAAATAAAAAATTGCTCGAAGTTTATGATTATATTAAAGAAAATGCTCTATATTATTCTGTTAATTACGCTGATGAAGAAGTAATTGATGAAATTAATATTTTACAAGCAACCATGAGAACTATGCATAAATCTATTAAAGACGTTATTAAACAATCAAATAAAGATAATTATTTTCTATTAATTGATGGAAACTATTTTAAACCAGTAACATACGTAAGTGATGAATGTGATATAAATTATATTGATTATGAAACTATAAAAGGGGGTGATAATCTATATTGCTCTATTGCTGCTGCGTCGATTTTAGCTAAAGTTGATAGAGATAAATATATCGATGAACTATGTGAAGAAAACCCTGATTTAATTACAAAATATTCTATTAATACCAATAAAGGATATGCTGCTAAAAAACATAGAGACGGTATTACTGAACATGGTATTTCTAAATTTCATAGAAAAACATATGGTATTTGTAAAAAATATTCTTAATATATTATATAATGTCTAGGAAAAGAGGTATAGACCCAAGAGAAATTAAATTTGAAAAAAGAAGAAGGGAATACGATGAAGATAGCAATAGTGGTAATAGTACAAATGCTATTTCACCAAACGCTGTCCTAGCACAACCTATGTTTTCTACCAGTCCTCCTACAGAGAGTTTCATGGGTGCCCAACCACCTAACGAGAATGGTAATTATTTATCATCATTATCATCTGATGGTCTAGCAGGATTAATGGGTAATATGGCAATTAGTGGTAGTGGTAGTGAGAGTGATAGTGATACTCCTCCTGCAAACACTCCTCCTGCAAACACTCCTCCTGCAAACACTCCTCCAGTAACTACTCCTCCACAACGTGGCCGTTCCAATACTATGGGTGGTAAATCTAAGAAAAGAAAAACAAAGTATGGTGGAAAGAAAATGAGGAAAACTTTGAAGAAAACGAAAAGAAAATGGTCTAAAAAATATAAAAAAAGTATTAATTGTAAAAAACCAAAAGGGTTTTCACAAAAACAATACTGTAAGTATGGCAGAAAAACAAACAAGAGAAGAACAAAAAAAACTAGACGGAGATAATTATATATTTTTTAATATTTTAATATATATAATGAAAAATGAATATAATGTAACGGAAATTGATTATAATGATTTAAAAATAGGTGAAAAATATGATTTAGAAATACATGCGTATGAACTCCGTGATGATTTTGATCACGACATAGTTTATCTTGAAGTAAGAAGAAACCCAGAATATTTAAATAATATGATATTCGAATCCTTCGGTATTGGAGATATGTATTTAGCATTTAAGAAACAAGGAACAAATGAGTGGACATGGGTAAAAAGGCATTCCCAAAACAAAGTATATAAAAGTAAAACTATTGGAGAAATTCTAAGTGAAAATAACCCAGACCAAAAACAAAGTGACACTGCAAACTTTGCATTAAAAAAATCTGTTTTAAATAACCTTCCCTCTGATTTAATAAAACAAATAAAAGGGTATGGTGGAAAGAAAAAGAGAAGGAAAACAAAGAAAAGAAAAACAACCAAGAAAAGAAAAACAACCAAGAAAAGAAAAACAACCAAGAAAAGAAAAACAAAGAAAAGTAAAAAATAAGAGAAAAATACATTTAGGCGTCAAAGTAGTTGCTACCTTCAGCAATATCATATAATTCCCTTAGTGGGACCCGCCGATTTAAGAACGATTTAATAACACCATTTGGTAGTTGAAAATTTTTAACAGGGGTGATAGTGTACATAGTATCATCTCCATTATCAGTTGCGCTTTTTGATATAACAACAAATATGAAATTTATAGATTTTATCCAACCAACTATGTCATGTAGTCCGAACGACATTTTATAATATACCGATGTTTATAAATATATATCTAAATCAATTCATTTAATAATTAAAAATAATAATTTAATTATTAAAGTTAGTTAACAATTTTTAGTCTCGGCTTCTTTTGCTTTACAAGCTCACCAATAATAGCAATATACGTATCGTTTAATTCAAATCTTGAACCGACAACTCTAACACTAATATTATCCCCTTCTTTTACTGAAAGAAAGTTACTATCGTTATAATGATGGTCCCTTGCTATAAATATGACCAATGGCGTATCTTCTCCATCCATAACAGACGCACGAATCCCTGCTTTTGTTACATTATTAACAATACATTCTATTTTATGTCCTTCAACTGGATTACATACATATGCTTCATAAACAATTTTATATTTTACATCTCCACTAGTTAATAAACCATTAGAATATGTTGTTACCTTAACACTTCCTGACTTAACAAAACCATCACCATTACATTTACCTTCTAATTTTACAGATAAATTTCTTGAAATTTTCTCCTTAAGATTTTTACCTACACTTTTCAATGGTAAAATTAAATTTGTTTCTCCTATAATAGGCATAAATATTTCCCTCTGTTTTGTATATTCCTTTTTCTTTTTTACTAGTTTCTTTTCTTCTAGTTGCTTTAATATTTCAGGAGGTGTATCTGGTGTTGTAGATTCAGGTAAGTTACCATTATCTTCTTCTATCATTTTTTCTTTTTCTTCCATTTCTTTTAGTAATTCGATTGGTGTTTCAGGGGTTGGCGGGGGTGACCCAGATGGTGTTTTTGGGATGTTTGCCTCTTCTTCATTATCACTTGATTCATCATCAGTTGGTGGTGGAGGAGGAATTGTGTCACCGTCACTATCTTTTGATACTATATTTAATTTAATTTTTTTTGTAGACATCTTGGGTATATATTTAATATCATATTTTATTTATATTAATTTTCAATTTTATTTATAATTCTATTTATAATTTTATTCTTCTTTCTAATTTATTTAATATTGATTGTTCCGCATCCAAAAACCACCTTTTTCCATCAATTTTTTTATAGTCCATGTATCTAAATAACAATTCTATAAAATAACATGTATCTATAGGTATTTTCTTCATATTAGTACCAGTATAATTTACTACTATTTTATCTATATTTGACACTAATTCATTTAATAATTTCAATTTATCTGTTTTTGTATATTGGTCGCACCTTGCCCCTGTTGTTCTTTCCTGTTTTGTATCCTTTATTTTAAATAATAATTCATTTCTTTCAAGTGATTTATTCTTTACATTCAATAAAACACCAATTTTTCCACCAAAGTTATTATTAAACTCCTCTAAACTAAATAAAAAGGTGTCTTTTATCGATGTTAATAAATTATTTATTTCACCTTGTTTTGCTTTTATAAAATATTTATTATTTTTATTTGCTTTCATTAAAAGTATTTCATAACTTTTTTCATTATATATTAAATAACCTGTTAATACACTATTACTAACCTTCTTTTTATCAAAATAATCTTTTATTAATTTTTCTAGTTCATGTGTAACTTCCTTTAAATTATAGATATATTCTAATAACTTTTTCTTATCACTAACTGATAAATTATCTAGTAAATGATGTATTAATAATTCCTTTACTATTTGAGGTTCAATTTTAAAAACATCTAATAATTCTGTCATAGCAAATGAATATGAGGTTTCATTATTTTTATAGTCGTAAATTCTACTATATTCACTTGATAATTTATTATAAATACTATTATCATGTACACTTATTTCGTCTTTTTCAGACACAGCATCATCTATATCCCTTACTATTTTTATATCATATTGTTTTACATCTACTGGCGTTTCTCTATCAAACATTGTAATTTGACTATTTGTTAATTCTAATGGTTGAAACATATACATATCTTCAACATTAACTAACTTACCAAGTCTTTTATACTTATCTACAAATATTTCATTTCCATCACTTATAATTTCATCCAAAGCATAAAGTATTTCATCTAAACTGTATTTAGTAACGGCTTTTATCTCTGAAATTAAATCACTCTTTCTATAAAAGTATTTTTGTGAAAACATTCTTTTAATTTTTTGTATTATTAAACTTGTATTAGCTGAAATAAATTCTTCGTTATAAGTTGAATAATTAATATCATCTACATTTCCCAATTCTTCAATTTTATCTTTAAAAATATTACTGCATTTGTATTCACATGTTTCTTTATAATCACACATAGAACTATATGGTTTATCTCCTATCTCAAGAGATATAACTTTACCGTCATATAACATTTGTTCTACTTTTAATCCATCCATATTTGAAAAAGAAAATTTTGTTTGAGATATATTTAAAACGCAATCTACAGCTACTTCTTTCAGAACACGTGTTACATTACCAATTTTCATTGATTTCTTTTCAGCTAATCTATAAATATAAAGATCTGCCGATTCTTTTTCTTTATTTTCTCCAATAGAACCATATAAATATATACAACAATTTCTATTTTCAAATGACAAATATTTATGACTACAAAATCTAATAGCTCTACCTATAATTTGTTCTAATCTGTTCATATTATACCAAGGGTCTAATATATGCACATTACGAATGTTAGCAAAATCTAATCCCTCAGAACCCGTTCTTGTGATAATAACAACTTTTATATTTTCACCGTTTTTATTTGGCTCATCTGTTATTACTTTAAAGTCTTCTAACCAATTTGAAGAAAGCGATGATTTACCTGTAATCATCATATATTTTGAAGGACTAAATTTTTTACCTTTCATTTCCTTTTCTGATTTATTTGTTATCGCATCAATTCTTGAAATTCTATGTTTTTTTCTATAATCATCATTAAATAAATTCTTACTTTCACCATGTCTAACAAATCCCATTTCTTCTAACGCAAGTGCCATTGGAATTACTCCAGCATCTATATATTGAGAATATATCAAACAAATACCATTGCTTGTTTTTATTTTATCACATATTGACTTTATTTTACCACTATATTTACCTATTTCTGATTCTGAAAATATTCTTCCATATTTTTCATAAATTGGTTTTTTATATTCAAAATCTGTCATATATGAGTTTGCTGAATTTACTTCTTTATACGTAAAAACATTTGTAAGACCTTTTGTGCCTATACTATTTTTTATATCTAAAGTATCAATTTCTTCTATTTGAGGATAAGTTATATTTAATGCTTCAATTGGGGTTGTTAATTTTGTATAACCAAATGTATCCATATCATCTGTTTCAAAATCTTCATCATCAGTTTTATATAATGGTTCAATTGCTTTATTGTAAATCTGTTCTTGATATTCACCCATCTCTGATAAAAATACATCAACATGTTCAATACTACTTGTTAATCTTTTTCCATTTATTAATTGAGTTGGATAAATAAAATCAGGGTTTTTTATTGATCTTGTTAAATCAAAATTCATTGGGAAAATTCTAAATGGGAAACTATAAGGATTTTCACCTCTTACATATGATATATAACCAGTCGCTTTATGCATTAACATTTTTTTTCCGATTTTATCTCCTTCATCATCTAATAAAAAATTACCATCATCATCAAAAATTTCATTTTTATATATTAATCCTCTTCCATCATTTACATTCATTAAATTTAATAACCAAATAATTTCTTTATAATTATTGTATAATGGTGTAGCTGATAATAAAAGCATTTTAAAATTTTCAGTATGTGTTGCTATCTTAAATAAATTACTTGATATTCTCTTTAATTTATTATCATTTGATAATCTTATATTATGTACTTCATCTATTATTAATAATCTATTATCAAATGTATTTTTCAATATTTTTATTATTGCCTTTTCTTTATTTTTTGATTTTTTTACAGAATCTATTTTTTTATCAATATAATTAGAAAATTGTGTATATCCCATAAATACATACTTCTTTTGTATCAAACCATTTAATGATTTAACTATTTCATCTCGAGTTAATCCTTTACTATTTGTTGGATTTATTTCTTTTAGTATTTTATCTCCTGTACAATTATTTAAAGTAAATATTCCATTACTTTCTTTTAATTTATTTTCATCAAATAATTGCAACTTGAAATTTTTTTGAACATTTGGTGAAGCAACAATTATTATTCTTTTACTATTATTCATTTGTGTCATATATTTTCTCATTTGTTCAGATACTCCTATAGCACTACATGTTTTTCCACTACCCAATCCATGATAAAGAAGCAAACTATTATATGGTGTCTGGAATGATATGAAATTTTTTACAAATTTCTGATGTTGTGCTATCTCATAATCTTTAAAGCATATATTATCTGCCATTTCTTTAAATTCCTGTATATCCGTTAATACTTCTGTATTAATTTTAGCATCATTAAATTCTTTTTTTGATGCTATCTTTAAAGCAAAATTTGAGTCATTTAAAATTGGATATAAATCATTCTTTTTACTATCTTTTTCTAATTCTTTTTTTTCGATCTTCTCCTTATCTAAAATAAATTTATTTTTTTTTCTTTTCTCTCTTTTATGTTGAATAGCATCCATACTATATACCTATATTTATAATTTAATATGGATTATATTATAAATATTGCTACGAAGAGAAATAAAAAAAAGATTTCTCTAACATTCCATTCACTATTTGTACTATCTTTATTTTCTCTTTATTATAAGGACGTATATATTCTAAACTCTTTTTTCTATCAAACCAGCCCATTTTAGATATTTCGCTTTGCTGAAAAGTATCTATTTTTACATTACTATCATTATTCAATTTAGCTAAATAATAACGATGTTTATATATTTTATAATTCGATCCTGTAAAAATTTCTTCTAATGGTATTAAATTTTCAATTAATGTTATTTCATTTCGTAAATATCCTGTTTCTTCTTCAAATTCTCTAAGAGCACAATCTAAATCTTTTTCTTGATAATTCCTTCTACCCTTTGGAAACCCCCATTCAGGATCCTTCCATTTACTACTGCTATCATTTATTATTTTTCTTAAATCTATATCTTCATATCCCATTTCACGATTCATTTTTATGTATGTATAATATTTTTTCAATATTGTTTCATTCGGGTCTTTATTTTCATTTTCTATATCATCTATTACTTCTTTTATTTTTTTCTTTTCATCCAAGGTCATTTCATTTACCAAATTTTGAATAAATGTTTTATTATATATTGGATATTTTCCGCGCACTAAATCACTATAACCAAATGTTTCTTTTCGACGTACAAATAAATAACTTGGTTTATTTTCATGATATCTAAGCAATATTATACCGACACTGGTAATTGGAATTTTACAATCATTTGATATATGACCTTGTTTTCCACAATTGTTACAATATAATATTTTACTCATCCTATATGTTTATTATAGATAATATTTATATTGTTTTTATGTATGAACCTAGATTCTAAAGTGTGGGGACCTCACTATTGGTTCGTACTATATAGTATAGCAATTACATATCCTAATACTCCTAATAATGTTACTAAAAAAAAATATTATGAATTTATTCAAAATTTACCATTATTTCTTCCACATGATGAAATTTCCAATTATTTTAGTAATATGTTAATTAAATATCCAGTAACACCTTATTTAGATTCAAGAGATAGTTTCACTAGATGGATACATTTTATACATAATCGTATAAATGTTATTTTAAATAAACCCGAAATTACATTAAAGGAAGCGTATCAAACATACCATGATAATTATAAACCAAAAATACAAAAAAACCTTGAAAATATACTTATCAAAAAAAAATATATATATTCAGGACTATTCTTTTCATTAATTTCATTTACTATTTTACTTTACAATGAATAAATAATGTACGCAATATATAGCTATGAATAATATAAAAGGAGGTAAAGTTGTTGATTCGGGTGGTTATGGTTGTTTATTTATACCACCTTTAACATGTAAAGGAAAAAATACTAAGAAAAAAAATGTCATTAGCAAGTTAATGCCAAAAAGAGTTGCCGAAAGAGAACATAAAACAAACATGAAAATACATAAAATATTATCGAAAATACCTAACTGGAAACATTATTTTATTTTTTCTATTAAATCTTGTTTTCCTAAAAAACTAACTAAAAAGGATTTGAAGCTTTTTAATAAAAAATGTAAAACTCTTACTAGAAAAAAATATACTAAAAAAACAATTAATTCTAGAATAGAAGACCTTAAAATATTGCAATTTCCATACGGTGGTAAAACTTTAGAAAATTATATTTATGTTAATGTTACTAATAATTTTGATTTATTTAGTGAAGTAAATAATAAATTAATAAATTTATTAAAAAATGCTATTATTCCTATGAATAATAATAATGTCTATCATTTGGACATTAAAGATACTAACATATTAGTTGGGGATACTAACAAATTAAAATTAATTGATTGGGGATTGAGTGATATTATTACAAAAGAAATACCACAACATCTACATAATAAATCAGTACAGTTCAATTATCCATTTACTAGTATTTTATTAAATACATCCTTTTTAAAAAAATTAATTGAATTCATGAAAAAAAACGAGAAGGAAAAAAATCTTGTTTTATTTATTAAAAACTATTATAATGATGAAATTTCTCTTTCATATGGGGATGGCCATTTTGAATATTTAAAAGAAGTATTTGGACAATTTTCAAATAACAAAAATCCACAGGATGTAGTCTTCAATTTTTGTGCTAACTCTATTCTTCAACACACGAAAAATGGTGTTTTTGATCATAGAACCTATTTTGAAAAAACATTTTTAAAAAATGTTGATATTTGGGGATTTTTATCAATTTATATGTCATTTCTTTTGATCAAAACAAAAAATTTGGGGAAAATTAAGGAAAATATCGAAAATTTACTTTTTAAACATCTTTTTAATAATTATACAACTATCGATATTCAAGATTTATATAATGATTTACAAAAAATATATTAATAATATACATGAATAACATAGAAAAAAATATTGCTGCAATCATTACAATAGTCATTGATATTTCATTAATTTATATTTTATTAAAACAAAATTTGAATCGATTCGATTACTCATTTATTTTAGCTATATTGTTTATACATTTCTTTTTTGTTATCAGTATAATTACACAATATAGAGATATGATAGATTTATGTCATTGGGGATTAATGATATCTCTTGGATTAGCAATCTTTATTAAAAATAATTTTTTACTTATTCTTCCATTTTTATTGTTATTGCTTTTGCCTATACTTTGGAGTATATTCGGAAAATGTATTATAAATACAGATCAACAAAATAATAATGGAGATTTCTTTTATGATACATTCGGTCTTACTTTAACACAATGTTTATTTGCTCCTATTATTATTATTTCACTTAAACTTTTGAATATTATAAAATAAATTTGTTTTATTATAATATATGAAGATTGAAACTATTATATTATTAGTAACAGGTTTTTTTGTTGCAAATACATATTACGAAGGAAAACTTATTGAAAAGGGCAAATTTTTTATTAAATCTTACAAAAAATATTATGAGAGTGCTTTCTATTGCTTTTTAGGACTATGTTTTTATTTATTAGTTCGTAAAAATCCTTATCAAGGTAAAAATATGCTTATGCAGGCTAGTAATTTAGTTAAATTCGCACCAGTTGATAAAGACGCAATGACTATATTAAGTCCTATTTTTAATTTAACTACTGGAGCACAAGCGCTATCTTCTTTTGGTGTTAGTCCTCAAGAAAAACGGATGTTACAGTCAGGAGGTTCAGGAAAACGTTCTGTTAGTGAAACTAAGAAAAAATGGGTTGCATCTCAACAAAATTGGCATTGTGGAAATTGTAAAGCACAACTAAAGGCTCATTTTGAAGTTGATCATAAAATTAGACTAGACCAGGGTGGAAGTAACAATGTGGATAATTTAGTTGCTTTATGTAGAAATTGTCACGGCGAAAAAACATCAATTGAAAATCTTTAATTAAAATTATTTCTTCTGATTATTTATATAATGTCAAACTTTAAAGAATTGTATAATTCATTTACTAATTATATAAATAATACTCTAGGACAACGTGGAGGTAGGTTAATACTTTCCATCGCAGCATTATCTACGGTGTTTTGGTTATATTATAAATATTTACCTGACATAGGAAACGTTGATAGTTTGGGATTTCTAGGAATACCTGGTAAATATGTATATTATACTTATACTGGTATTTGCTTCATTTCTATTTTATATACATTAGTTTTTTTATCATCTTTAGGTCATCCCGAAGAAAACCTTAATTTTGAACCTGGTCCTACAAGTCAAGTTTTTAAACTTTTAATTTTCCTTTTTTTATTTGGATTATTCTTTTATATTATGTACGCACTTCATAATAATAGTCAATGGATTAATTTACAAAATTTATGGATTGGTTCTGTAATTATATTTGGTCTAGCACTAATCGCAGCTATATTTAAGGATGTTTTTAAAAGAGGAGGATTAACTATTTCTGATGCTGATGATAGTTACATTTCTATTATTAAGAATTTAATTTTTTATATTCCTTGTTTAATTGTTGATTTTATTGACACTATTCAAAAAGAATATGACTTAACACCAAAAACTAGTTATATACTACTTATTATTGAAACTATTATTATTTTACTTTACTTTTATGGTGAATTTTTAGCAAATACACTTATTGGTTTTGTAACACATAAAGCTAAAAATTTAGTAAATGAACCTATTCGATTAAACAATTCTAGTGTTATTGGTAGTTATCCAACTATTAATCCTAAAAAATCGTTTGATGTAGAGGAAGAAGAACAAGATTACGATTACGCATTATCTTCATGGGTATATATTAACCCACAATATGGAGCGGACGGTTATAAAACTATTCTAAATTATGGTAATAAACCATTAATAGAATATAAAGGACAAACAAATTCTTTACGTATTAAAATAAAATCAGGAGCAACAAACGAACAAATTGTTTATGAATCTACCGATTTCAAACTTCAAAAATGGAATAATTTTATTATTAATGTTTATTCTAATCAAGTAGATATTCACTTAAATAATGAATTAATTGTTTCTGAATTATATGATGTTTCTACATGGAATTTACATCAATCTATAAAAGTCGGACAGCAAGACGGATTAGAAGGTGCTATATGTAATGTTAACTATTTTAATGACCCATTATCGAAATTTACTATTTCATTAGTTTACAATATCTTTAAGGATAAAAATCCACCTGTAATATAAAATTATCTTTTAATATAATATACGATGGACTCTACTTCAATATTTATTGTTATCTTAGTACTTGTTATATTATTCATAGTAGTTAAATATGTAATGGATGGTTCTGGTACATCCGGTTTAGAAGAAGCATCTACTGAAACAACTATTAGATCTGGTGATTTAGCACAAAACAGTTCTGTTAATAGTGCTTATAGTTTGTGGTTTTATATTAAAGACTGGAATGAAAATTATGGAAGTACTAAAGTATTAATGACACGCCAAGATGGAAGCGGCGATGGATTAAAAGTTACTTTAGGAACTTACGAAAATAAAATGGATATTGATATGTCTTATTTTGATACTACTAGCTCCGGTAAGCTAACGCATACATGTTCTGTTTATAACATTCCTATTCAAACATGGAACTCTTTAGTTATTAGCGTTGAACAAAAATCTATTGATATTTACTTGAATGGTAAATTAGCTAAGAGTTGCTTACTCCCTGGCGTGCCGTACGTTGATGGTGGTTCTGATATTGTTATTACTCCAAGCCCTGCTACTCAACAATTTTCAGGTTTTACAGCATCTTTCAAATACTACACTACACCTGTTGACCCCGAGACAGCATGGAGTATTTACAGAGGAGGATATAGTGGTGATTATGGAATTAGTCAATACTTTAGTAAATATAATGTTAGATTCACATTACTACAAAATAGCGTGGAAGAAGGAAGTTTCACTATTTAATTAAATTTTATATATATTTATTTTATAATTATTTATATATACATGAGTGATAATTATGCAAATACAAATTTTAATTTACAAGGAGCAGCTAATGGCTTTTTAACTTCTAATTCAATGATTTCAAATGTAGCATTTTTAGTATTAATTGTTTTTGCTTTTATTTTAATTTTAAATTTCGCAATTCAAATTATTTACGGTTATTATAAACCATCACCAACTCCTCATTTAATAGATGGAATGGTTGACGGTAATCAAATGATGATTATTAAACAAGACCCTAGTGAAAATGGTACTACTATTTTAAGATCTAAGAATCAAGATGGAGGTATTGAATTTACATGGTCTGTATGGTTATATCTTGATGAAACTGATACTTACGATGTTTCACAATATAAGCATATTTTCCATAAGGGGGATGATAGTTTAAATACTGATGGCATGAACTTTCCTAGTAATGCTCCAGGATTATATTTAAAACCTAAGGATACCACTGATTTACAACATGTGTTACAAGTTAGAATGAATACATTTAATCAACTTACAGAGACTGTTGATATTAAGAATATTCCTAATAGAAAATGGGTTAATGTTATCATTTCATGTAGAAATCATCATTTAGACGTTTATATTAATGGTACTATCGCAAAAAGATATATTCTTAACGGAGTACCTAAACAAAATTACGGTGACGTTTTTGTTGCTATGAATGGAGGTTTTACTGGTAAAATTTCTAATTTATGGTATTATAACTATGCTATCGGTACTAAAGAAGTTAATGACATTAATGGAGCCGGAGCTAATACTAATGTAGCAAGTACATCATCTATCAATAATGCTACTGTTCCTAAATATACTCCTTTGAGTTATTATTTTTCTGGTGATGCTAATTCAGCATAATAGATTTAAATTTATATTATTTAATTTATACTTATATAATATGAATAATACTGATACCAATGATACTAATGATACCGAGACAGAATCATCTAATTTTATAAATCCTTTTGATATTAATACAGCATTAGTTGTTGGTTCTCCTGAACCACAACCTGAACCTGAACCTGAACCAGAATCTGAACCTGAACCCGAGCCAGCACCTGAACCTCAACCTGAACCCGAGCCAGCACCTGAACCTGAACCAGCACCTGAACCTGAACCTGAACCCGAGCCAGCACCTGAACCTGAACCTGAACCTGAACCTGAACCTGAACCTGAGCCAGCACCTGAGCCTGAGTCCGAACCCGAGCCTGAGCCAGAAAATGAAGATGAACCTGAACCTGAACCAGAACCTGAACCAGAACCTGAACCTGAACCTGAAGCTTCTGAAGTTGATAGAATCAGAATTATTAACATTGCTGATATTACAGCAGCTGATTTTGTTGATATTAGAAAAGCAATTGATAAATGGCAAACAATAATCAAATTTGTTCCTGGTGATTTAACTATTGGTATATATTTTTTCTTTGAAGTTATGGATAGTAATATATTAGGAGGTGCTTCATTATATTCAGTTTTTGATACTATTAGAAATATACAGGTTAATTTTAATGAAGTTAATTCTAGACAAGGCGAATTTACTATTGGTAACTTAATACCTACTACATCTATTATTACTATGAATAGCACTCGAGTTGATTATTTAAGAAGTCAAGTATATCAAGATGGAAATAATGCTTTTTATTATACTTTATTACATGAAATAGGTCATTCGTTAGGTATTGGTGGAATATGGAAAGCATTAAATAATCAAGTATTAGCATATCAAGTTTTTTCTGATTCATATTTTTATGCTATAAATTGGGATCCTACTAATAAAGATACAGCATATAACAACGCATTAAGAGAATACAAAAATTATTTTGGACAACATTTAAAATTTATACCCGTTGAAGATGATGGAGGTTCAGGTACTGAACAAGTTCATCCTGAAGAAGGCAGAGAAGAACACGCATCTACTAATACTAGAGGTGTTGGAGGTATAACATATCCTGGTTTGGATCAAGAATTAATGACTGGTTGGATGGATAATAGAAAATGGGGTAATATGTTAAATTATACTTTACCTATCAGTAGAGTTACTGTAGGATTTTTAGATGATTTAGGATATACAGTTGATTATGATAATGCTGACTTTTATGACCCTTTTTATCAAAACAGAGAGCCCGAACCCGAACCTGAACCTGAACCTGAACCTGAACCTGAGCCTGAACCTGAACCTGAACCTGAACCTGAACCTGAACCTGAACCTGAACCACAACCTGAACCTGAACCTGAACCTGAACCTGAACCAGAACCTGAACCAGAACCTGAACCTGAACCTGAATCAAATATTTTTTCAGGACAAAATGATATTGCGGAATGGACTATTACTAATTTTAGTATGGATACTTATACCCTAGGACCAAAAGATGAAAATATATTCAATACCACATTTAATAAGGTTTCAGACTATATACGAAATGATAATCTTTTACCTGGAACTAATTTAATTGATTATACAGTAACATTTGATGTCTTTGATGTACAAGAGGAAGATTTATTCGCAAAATCACAACTTATTAACGCATATCAAGATGGTAATGGACTTTTTGTCGCAGCTATTGCCACTATTGATATGAATTGTACAAAACTTGCTTCTACTTCTGATTATTCAAATATACTCCTTAGAGAAATTTTAAATACATTAACTTATCAACCACTTATTTTTTCTGATATTATGACTTCTAAAATATTTTTTGTTAGTCAAGGAATAAATAAGTTTTATGTTGGTACTTCAGGTGTTATAGAATATAATAAGTATTTTGGTGTCGCACATCCATTTCTACCAAATGAATTTGCAGGAATACCTGTTGATTTAACAACTAGTAGAATGATCGAAAATGATGTTACTATTGATGGTATTACATATGAAGGATTGGGAGACGAAATCAGTTCTCTTACAAGAGAAACACCATTTGATACACATTTGCCCGTTAGTAGAATTACAATTGGTCTTCTTCAAGACATTAGTTATAATGTTAATTATTTAATTGCTGACGATTTTAAGGGATACAACGCAATTGAATTAGGAGAACCAGCACCTGAACCTGAACCCGAACCTGAACCCGAACCCGAACCTGAACCCGAACCTCAACCTGAACCTGAACCTGAATCTGAACCTGAACCAGAACCTGAAGCACCACCTCAACCTGAACCTGAACCCGAACCTGAAGGGGAACCTGAACCCGAAGCTGAACCTGAACCAATATTTTTTAGAGGTAAAAGAATAGAAAATAATTGTGACTATTATGCTGTACCAAATCCATATGACCCTAATAGTTATGGAAGATATTCTACTAATTGCTCTGATTATAACGTACATACTTCAAAACAATTAGACGAAAGACGCAAGGTTGAAATATTAGAACATAGTCAAAACGCAAATAAAATGACAAAAGCTCAAAACTTTTCTTTCTTATCAAGAGGACGTTCTCATAACATGAAAAGAACATACGCAAAACAAACTGGATTAGTTACTGATCCCAATACACAGAATTTGGCTTCTGTTGGTGACGCTGCTTTACAATGTGAAGGCGCAGCACAACCAAGATGTGTTCCTACTGCTAACTCTGATATCCCAGGTAAACCAGATGTAATTTGTAAGGATGATAACGTTCCATTAATAAGATATAAGCATAAACCAACATATGGTTCAGGTTAATAATTTAGTAATAATAATAAAAATATTTTATTTTATTATTATTATGGGAGAGCATATGGCCGAAATGGGCATGACAGCTGTTAATGAACGTTGTAAAAATCCTTTAGATGATATGTATATGATAAAATCATATATTAATGATGATATGAATCCTATTAATAATAAATATAATTGGAAAGTTTGTGAAAGTGGTAAAAGCAATATAAACACTAATCCTTCAATGTACATAAAACAAATGACACAATTAATTACTACACCTTGGGGGAGTGAAACTGTTATTACGGGACATGATAAATCACCTACAAAAGTAAAATTTTATAGTGTAAAACCTGAACATCGTATCCCAGAAGCAACACATAAACATAGACACGAACATATTATTATTACAAACGGTGTCGCAGAATTAACTTTCGGTAATGATAAAATTATTCTTTCTAAAAATTGTAGTTTTTTTATACCTTCAGGAATGAAACATTTTATAAAAAATACTAGTAGTATTAATAATAATGATTATTTAGAATTTTATGAAATACAAAATGGTATTATTAAGGAAGAAGGGTATAATTTATGTGAATTTGATGTCTAATTATATATAATTTAAATAAATTATATATAATTTGTATTTTTATGGATAAGATGGAGGAGCAGGATGTACTTCTGGTGATCTGACAATTCTTTCACCAGTTGTTCCTGTATGATGTCTTAAATTAGGATTTACACATACATCATGTGATGGGAATATATCACCTGAAGCACATTCACTTTCATTTGCGGCAGGAATACATGTTCTATTTCCTCTATCAGTTCCTACATAACAAAAACTTTGAGCCTTATTTTTTTTAGGTCTATTCATTGAAACACCTTGAACATCTGAAGATTTACCACCTTTTTTATTTTGTATTGGTGGTACTTCATCGGAATCAAAATCAATACCTGTTCCTTCACCAATATCTTCTACTACATCTATGGCGCTTTTTAATGTTCCAGCAGCAATATCTACACCTGCTTTTGTCCCTTCTGCTGATACATCTACAACTTGTTTTGTTGTTTCTGTTATTGTAAAACCAAATATACTAACAATTCTCTGCAATAATGGCTTTACTACTGAACCTACCTCTTCTACGGCATTTCCTAAATATAATAATACATTAAATCCTAATAATGCGATTAATACAACAACTCCGACTATTTTCCATGTTCGATTTGTATCAAAAAAACCTTCACCTGATGATGTCAAACCACCCATAGAAGTTGATGGCGTTGATAATTCTGCTGGTAAACCACTCATATTATATTATATACATATTAATTATATTAATTTATTTAATCTTAAAAAATTGTTTTTTACCTAAACACATATTAAAATTGTTTCATAATGTCTAGTTTTTCTATGGTTTTATCTATATTGGTTTTTGATACATTATTATTAAATAAATAATCGGTAGCAGGGGCTACTTCACTCTTTTTTATTTCTTTATATATTAAATTTATCTTACCTTTCACTTGTGTTACTACTTTTTTATCTATTATAGCAGGTATTTTAAAATTTACTATTTCTGTTAATACACTTATAGAATAAAATATTATAAATTTTCGTTTTGATACTATCCCGTTCGTATATCTTAAACAAAATATACTTAATAAACTATTTATTAAAGTTTGGTATATTTGATTATTTTTTTTGACATAATGTAATATTAAATCCCATATTAACCATACTACGTCCATCTGATCTTTCTCGTTTACTGGTATCTGCTCACGTCTATCTACTTTACATTTCATTTTTTTTGATTTACATAGTTTTTCATATTCTAATATCCATTCTATCCAATAATAACATCTCATTATATCTTTTGAATGAATGTTGAATGATAGCTCATTTACAGCAGGAAATAATTCTCTTGGATCTTCACGTCTAAATATGTGTTCAGCATATGAAGCATCAGGAGCTCTAAATCTTTCAGTCATTTTTGTTATCTCAAATTCTTCACCTTTTAATTTGTGTATTTTCTCCAAACATGGTTTTCTACTCGAAAGACATAATATCGCGGTCACTTCTGAAAATAATTCACGCATTTTATCATTATTACGTAAACGTAACTCCTGTCCCACATATCCTCCTTCCATTAAACTTTTAAAATCTTGTATTCTCTTATCCAAATATATAGCTAATTTAGGATTTGCTAAATGAATATATTTTCCTATAAAATTTATCAAGACATTCCACAGGTCTATATAATGTCCAGCACATACTAATTCAGCACTCCAATAACACGCTGGTTCCACTTTGTTATTTAATAAACTATTTAGCAATTCTTTAGTTACATCTGATTTTTTAAATCCAGAAAAACTAATTGATTTAAATTCTTTCTCAGTTCTAACATCATTTATTTCAAATTCCGACATTAAACTTAATTCACATAAAAAAAATCACATTAATACATATAAGACAATGAACTTATATTCAAAATTTAATAAATTATCATTATTATTGAGAATACTTATATTAATTATTTCAACTATTATCATTTTAAAAATTTATCAAAATTTAACAGATAATACTATTGAAGGGTTTTCGCAAGAAAGTAAATTTGTCATATATGAAAAAATTAATGAAATTTTTGATTACTTTTATGCAGATATATATGACCAAATTCTTTCATCAACTAAAAAAAACGAATTTGAAATAGAAACTACATTTTATGTTACAAATCCAGATAAAAAATCATATATTTTAGATGTCGGTTCGGGAACTGGCTTTCATGTTGACACATTTAGAGATAATAATATTAAAGCTATTGGAATAGATAAGTCACCTGCTATGGTCGCATACGCACAAAAACAATATCCACAGTCTGAATATTTTATTGCTGACGCTACTGATGGTGTCATATTTAATGACCATACATTTACACATATTACTTGTTACTATTTTACTATTTATTACATACAAGACAAAAGAACATTTTTGAATAACTGTTTTAACTGGTTAAAACCAAAAGGATATTTAGTATTACATCTTGTTAATAAAAATAAATTTGATCCGATTGTTCCGCCTGCTAATCCATTGCAACTAATTAGTCCTCAAAAATACGCTAAGGAACGTATTACTCAATCATTTATTAAATTCAATAACTTTGAGTATAAATCACAATTTAAATTAGAAGATAATAGTGATAACGCATATTTTGAAGAAGTTTTTAAATATAAAGATGGAAATGTTAGGAAAAATCGTCATAAATTATATATGACACCACAAAAAGACATTCTTAGTACTGCTAAGGATGTTGGTTTCTCATATGTAACAAAACTTAACATGGTTAATTGTGGATATGAATATCAATATTTAGTTTTTCTACAGAAAAAATGATATCATATAAAAATAATGACATATATTTTAATTTCATTATTTTTTATTATTTTTAGCTATCTTATTACATACGCATATATTAAAATTACTTATAAATTCTGGGCATATCAACCCGTATTCCATGTATATAATTTATATTATTGGTTATTCCCGCCAGGAATTATTGAACATCAACCTCCAGAAAAAAATAAATTTGTTAATTTAACAAATATTAATACTATTGAAGATATTCAAGATAATCACTATACTAACGTATTATCTCTTTTACAAAATCATTTCTTAAGAAATAAAAAAAGTGTCTTTTCTCCCAATATTGACAACATTAAACCTTATTATATTGGTAATTTTGATAAAGTATTCTTGTCTTTTTATGAAAAAATAGAATATGTAAATGATAAAGATACAATTGTTGAAGATAAAAAGAATATTGGTTTCATTTCATCTAGACCATTGCATGTCTTTATCGATGGAAATCTAATGAATATTAATTATGTTGACTGGTTATGTGTTAATAAAGAACACAGAAAAGAAGGTATAGCACCACAGCTTATTCAAACACACGTATATAATACCAGGCGTTCTAATAAAAATATTGATGTTTTTCTTTTTAAACGAGAGGCTGACTTAACAGGTATTGTTCCTATTACAATTTATTACAATTATCTATTTGATATTCTAAAATGGAAAAAACCACGTTTTGTTTCTACTGGATTCAATGTATTTGAAATAAATAGCACTAATCTTTCATTGTTATATGATTTAATTAAACAATATTTAAAAGACATTTTTAACGTGTATATTATTCCTGACCATTCAAATATTATTGAACTATTAAAAACAAAAAACATTTTTATTTACTGTTGTACTCTTGATAATACTGTAGTTGGTTTTTACTGTTTTAGAAATACATGCACCAAATATAAAAATTTTAATATAATTGAATGCTTTTCGTCAGCATGTATTAATCCTAAAAAATATACTACCTCATTTGTTGACGGATTTCATTCAGCGGTTTTTAAACTTTTTAAAACACAAAATTTTAAATATTTATCAATTGAAAATATTTCACATAATTACTTAATAATTAAAAAAATAATTCAAACTAAAAACCCTGTCAATGTTTGTCCTTCCGCATTTTATTTTTACAATTTTGCTTATACCCCTATACCACCACACAATTTCTTTGCTATTTATTAAAAAATAATTTGTTAATTTTCAATATTTCTTCTTTATTTTATATAAGTATTTACGTATTTATATAAAATTATTTTGAACACTTTTATGTCAAACTAATATATGAATGTATCATATACTCTTAAAAAACTACCATTACCGAAAGAACTTATTTATATCGTTCTCTCTTATTTACCAAATATCCATGTAGAATTATTGGAAAGGACCAATAGTCAATTTTGGTTTTCTAACATAACAATCAACGACCGTTATCTATTTTATGAGAGTCATAATTCTCTTGGGGGAGACAGAAGAACTGTTGGCAAATCAAATATTAATAATCTAAGAAAATTATTCGCATTGGAAAAAGACCTATTTAAAAGCGTTAGTACAAAAACGATTAAAAGAATACATAAACGAAATATTGAAACATGCGAACATAGAAATTTATTCACTGTTTTTAAATTAAACAATTTTCAAGAATTAATACCATTTACCAAGTAAATTATTTTTGATATTTTCCAATCTTTACAAATGAATCCAATACGTATATGACAAATACTCCTAATCCTAAATATAATAGCATTTCTTCAACTACATGTTCAGTTTTTTGCTCTTGGCTCTCTTCTAATAAATGTATCATGTAATTTATCTTTTCAACTAAATTTTCATTTAACGGCATATTCGCTGTTGATAAATTACCACTTTCCATACTTTCTATTGTTCCTGGTAAAAATTTTGAATAGTATTGTTGAGCATAAGAACTGTCTAAAGATTCATACTCCTCAACTTCGTCATCTTCAGTATCTTCTTCTTTATTTTCATATTGATCTCTTTCTACTGTTCTATTTACACCTTGAGACACAGGTCTTGGAACTGGATTAAAATCTGATAATTCACTACCCTCTGTAGTATCTATATTCGCATGTATTTTACCAATTTGAGATAACATTGACTCGTCTATTTTCTTTTTATTTTCTGCGTTCCTCTCCTTCTTCTTAACTAATTTATTATGTTTTATTCTTTTTTTTTCTACAATATTTTCTTCTTTATTTTCATTATTATCAAATGGAGCTGCATACATTGCTAAAGACATTCTAATATATTTCCTTTAGAAAAAGTATTAAAATAAATATCTTTATTCATGTTAAAATATTGATTAATTTATATAGGATGAAAAATAAACTTTTGACAATCTTAGCTTTTATTGTATTTTCAATTGCTCTTTTAACCCCTGAAGTACTTATTTCACTAAATAATTTTGTTTTAGGAAAATTGTTCTTTGTCGCTGTTATCGTGGTATTTACAGATTCTAATATCGTTGCTGGGTGTGCTGCAGCAGTTTTATTAATTTATGTAAATAATTTAACTCACGAAGGTATGCAAAACATTAAACAAGAAGCAGTAATTGAAAAAATATCTAATTTGTCTAAAAAGGCAGGTAGTGTAGTTGATTATGATGTTGCTGGTTCTAACGCACCTACTAGACTTGATAAAGCTTCATTATCTAAACAAATGAGACCTACTGACTCTAAAACATTACCTACATTTACTGTTAAAAAAGACTTTGAACCTGAAGCTGAAAACCCTAATGTTGAAACCTTTCAGATTGTAGGCGATGTTTAATTTCATCTGACGGATTTACTACTACTGTTTCCGCTTCAGATTCTACTGATGATGATGGTGAATTTTTATCAATTAATGGATTTTTAAATACTACACGTTTATTACTATTTGGATATATATCATGAATATCTTTATTTAATGTTTTAGTCTTTTTTTTATTTGTTTTTTTATTCTTTTTTATATACTCAAAATGACGCAGCATTAAATATGATGAATCAAACATATAATATTATAAATATATAATATTATGTATTTCCAATATTTCTTTTTATTCTTTTTACTTGGTATTATATTATTTTTAATTCAATATGCAAATTATAAAAAAACAGTTGTTAGAGAAGGTTTTTGGAGACGAAGATGGAGAGTTAGATTTAGACCTAGATTTAGATGGGCCGAAGACGCAGCTAAAAAAGCTGCCGCAGCAGCTAGAAGAGTGGCTGAAGCTGCTAAAAGAGCAGCTGAAGAAGCCGCAAGAAGAGCAAGAGAATTAGCAGAACAAGGACGTATTCTAGGTAAGCTAATTAACGAAATTGGACGTACTGTTAAAAAAGTTAAAAATGTACCGAAAGAAGCTGAAAGAAGTGCCAATAAAACTATTTCCGCTACTGAAAAATTAGCTAATAGTACAGCAAAAAAATTGTCTGATATTTCTAACAAAGTATCCAAAGGTATTGACCCTACAAATTTTATTAATGATATTAAAACTAATATGCATGGACATTTAACAAATTTTGATATGACATAATTATTTATTTATTTGTATATTATAAGTATCATGCTTAAAAAAAATATATATAATAAACTTTTTAAAAAAATAGATAACGATTATGTTTATATGATCATCTCTATACTTTTAGCATACATTGTGACTTATTTTATGGTTGAACAAATTACTAACACTTTATATGTCAGGGAACCTATTACTGGGAAAATTAATCGGGCAATTAGAGATATTGGTAATGTAGGTAGAGACATCGGAAGAATTCCCAATAAAATTGCTAGTGAATCTAGAAAAGCTACTGGGAAAATTAATAGAGGATTTTCTAAGGTTGGTGGTCAAGTAAATAACGTCGGAAATAAAGTTGACGCTGGTGTTAATAAAGCTATTAGCGAAACAAGTAAAATGACCAAGCATATTGACGATAAATTCTCATGGTTTTTAAAAGAAGTTGAAAAACAAACTAAGGATATAGTATTCAATAAAATTGTTGAATTTTTCAAATTATTCGGAAAAGCAATCAAAAAAGGAATTGTTGATCCTATATTTGGTTTATTTATTGGTTTAGGAAATGTGTTCATGATTATATTTTCAATATTTGAAATGATTGGCAAAAAAATTATTTCTTTACCAGGATGTGTCTTTTGGTACATATTTTATAGTATTGGTTCTATTATTTATTCCATTATCAACTTCTTTTTAGGTAAAACTATTATGGGTTGGTTTAATTATATTTGGAAATTTTGTGTTTGGCCATTTAACGAAGCAAATAATAGAGTATTAAAACCGTGGTTAGGTATTGATTTATGGTATTTACACAATAGTATTAATAATAAATGTTATAAATTTCCTATTGATGAAAAGGGGAAACAAATGAAAAATGAGTTTGAAACAATGGGTCGTAACTTTTCAAGAGGTTTCGGTAAAATTGAATTTAGATTTTCTAAGTAAATATTTTATTTTAAATATATATGAAGAAGGGTTATTTTGATTATTTCCATGAAAAAATTTTAACATTAAATGATAGTAAATTTTTTGCTGGTGTTATTATGATTTTACTTAACATTGGATCAAAATTTATTACTATGCGATTTAGTAAATCACAAGAAGCTTATTTAAAACTTGTTCTTAGCAGACAATTACTCATTTTCTCTATAGCATGGATGGGTACTAGAGATATATACATGGCACTTACTATTACCGCCGTTTTTATTATTTTAGCGGATTTTGTTCTTAATGAAGAATCTAAATTTTGTGTTTTACCTGATAAATTTAAAGACTTTTATAAAGTTCTTGATACTAATCAAGACGGTATCCTCACTGAAGATGAAATTAATAATTCCATTCAAATTTTAGAAAAGGCCAAAAAAATGAATCAAAAGCAACATCAAGTTAAAGCATATGAAAAATTTCATAATTTAAAGGAAGACCACTAAATCTTAATATTATAAACTAAATTTTATAATATTAATATTTATTATGAGAGGTAAAACTAAATCAAAAAAATATATTAAAAAAAGAAAGCAACGTACTAGAAAACGCAAACAAAATGGAGGAAGAGAAATCCCAAGACATATTAAAGAAGCTGAAAAAATAAATCCTATGCAATTAGGTATGGTTATTAGAACTAATATTAAAGGTAAAGCTAATATTGGACCATTTAAAATTAAACAAGTCATCAAGAACTATTCAGGTGATAATAATATATGGTTTTTAAGAGAACTAGATTTTGATGATCAAAGGTGGGATATTGATGATATTGATTCATTAAGAAAATCTTTCACTTCTCCTGAATCTCTTATTAATACTGTTGAACCTTTTTATATACCAAAAAATATTGATGAAGAACTTAGTAAATCACAACAAGAAGACATTGTTCAAAGCAACATCGCTTTTATGATTAGAACATTTTTACCAAAAAATACTGTTTTCTATTTAGATGGAGAACCCCATACCATATATGGTTCTCAATGGAACGGTCATTGGACTATTAAAAAAAAGTCACAGTTGGAAATGGCACGACCAGAAGATAAATATGATAAATATGAAGTTGATGTCTTTTTACATTTAGTTCCAGGTACTACTATCCCTTTTTATGATAGTATGAAAGCATATTGTAGTTTTAGAAAAAAAAGAATACAAGATAATATTGCTCAAGGTACCAAAAGAAAAACACCTACTCTAAAAATTCAAAAGGACGCTATTAAAGATAGTTATGATACCGTTAAAGGTACGCAAGATAGATTAATGGACCAACTTGTTAATATGGAAATGCAGAAAAGAATTAAAAAAGGTAAATAATTAATTTTTTAAATATACGAAGCATCTTTAGCTTCTTCAGAAAAATCTACAAATTCAACATCTTCTATCTCGTCTATATCAGTGACCGTTTCATTTATTTCACGCTGAGTTATTACTGGTGATACATCTCTTCTTGTTGGCGTTCGTTTGAAATTAAAACATTGACAACTACCAAGCCAGCATGCCCAGAGAAATACGCCTTTACATAAATTTTCTCCCATCATGTATATACCAATACAGGGCATACAACAACATATTATTTCATTACAGCATTTTTCAGTATTTATATTTCGTTCTTGACGTTGTCTAGTCATATTATATTATATTTATAATACTCTATTTATTATAAATATAAATCATTTTTATTTAAATACAATTTTTATATTATATTACTATGAGTAAAAATGAATTTATTGTCTATGAAAATATTAATTTATTTTTAAATAATAATACAGAACCAAACGTGACATTTTGTGTAGCAAATAATGGTATATCAGATATGGTAAAAAATCTAATTATTAGTGCTAATAAAAATAATATTAATC